ATGCTCACGATCACCGACCTTGAGCGCTACTGCGCCGACGGCACCGAGGTCAGCATCGCCGACTTGGGCTCCCCGTTCGTCATCACCGACGTCCGCACCGACCCGGCGACTGACGACCCGCAGCCGCCCAACGGCGAACCGGTCCTCGCGTGGGTTACCACCACCGCGCCGTACGACGGCGACCGTGCAGCCGCGATCTACATCCTCGCCGACGACAAGCTCTTCGAGCACATCGTGGACGGGGTCTGACATGGCCAACCTGCAGCCGATGCTCCCCTCCGCCTGGTACACGCAGGCCGAGCGGGAACTCGCCTACGCCGGCCGGTGCATCGGTCAGATCCTCCTCCCGACCAGCGCGCCCATGGGCACGTTCTGCGGCAAGCGGTCCGACCCCAAGTCGAAGTTCCGGTTCTGCGCCGACTGCGACCACGCCGCCCGCACCCAGTACCCCGACGACTACGCCAACCCCGAGCAGTACGCCACCCCCCACCTGGAGCCCCGGTCATGAGCCACCTCGCACACGCCCTCGACATCCTCAGCCAGCTACCACAGGCGCCGGTCACGCCGACCCCCGACGCTGGCGAACCGCAGTCGGTCGGCATCGACACCAGCACGATCCTCGAGTGGACCGTCAGGGCCATCCTGCCGCTGTTCTTCGTGTTCATCGGCATCGTGCTACTCGGCCGGGCCAAGAGCGGACGCATGTCCGAAGTGATGAACACCGTCGCGATCGTGGTCATCGCCCTCGTATTCATCGGCGGCGCCGTGGTCCTCCCGTTCCTCGGAGGCACCCTCGTCGACATCTTCTTCGAGTAGGCACCCGTGGCCAGGGTCCGCACCGACGACGACATCTACCGGGCACGGCTGCTCTACCTCGGCCCGCCCGGGTACACCCTGCCCATCCACCTCTCGTACGCGCAGTGGTTCGTGGGAGCGGCACTCGCCGCGGCGTTCGGCGGCGCGGCGTACCTCGTCATCGGCAACCCGTGGCTGACGTGGTGGGCGACGTGCGCGTCGGGCCTCGCCACAGCGCTGATCTTCAAGTACGTCAACCCCGACCGGCACGCGTGGCACGTCATCCGTACCGCGCTCACGGACTGGCGTCGCACCAAACCGCAGCCAACAGGTCAGATGCCTAGCTACAGCGTCGCGCACATTCGCATCGGAAGAGGCCAGTGATGACTCCGTTCACGTTTGCTCCCGCTCGGGCGGCGACCGAACCGCTCGCCGTGCGCGCCGTCGGCCGCGTCGCCTCGCTCACCCCGAAGCGCCGCAACGCAAAGACCCCAAAGCCCACCGTCGACCTGCGGCTACGCGAAGTGGCCGGACACCTCACCTACACCGGTGCCACCGTCACCGCCTGGTACGCAGTGCCCGAGCAGCAGTGGGCGTTCCGCCCCGACGCCGAACGGGCCGCGCTTATGGGCCGTATCGCGAAGCAGTACGCGGGCCTCGCTGGTGCCCGGCTGCACCTGCGCCGCACCACCCGCCCATACCCGGTGTCCGCGTGGCTCACTGCCCACCACGGCAACACCGACCCGGCGGCGGCGAACACCGCCGAGTTCGCCGCGCACCTGTCCGCCGCCACGAAGCACCTCGACACGGCGCAGTACGCCGAAGGCAGCACCCTTCTGGGCGTCGAGTTCGCGCGCCGCAACCTCGGCGACACCGCCGGGGAGTGGATGATGCGGCGCCTCCGCGGGGGCGGCGTCGCCCGATCCGAGCAGCAGCGCCTCACCGAACGGGTCCACCAGTACGACACGCTCCTCGCTGCGCCAGGCATGGCCGCCCGGCCGGCCACCCCCACCGAGTTGTCGTGGCTGCTGTACCGCTCCGTCGGCCTCGGCCTGGCCCCCCTCGACGCGCAGATCACCACCCTCGGCCCCGACGACATCATGGCACTCACCGAGCGGGTCCTGCGGTTCCGCACCAGCTATGGCGCCACCACCCGCCTCGTTGATCGGCTCACCGGGCAGGAGTCGCACGTCGCGGTCCTCACCGTCGGGCGGATGGAACCCCTCGACATTCCCGAAGTTCACCAGCCGTGGCTACACCTCGCCGACGAACTGACCTTCCCCGTCGAGGTGTCGTCCCGCGTCGAGGTCGTCACGTCGTCGAAGTCGCTGGAGCAGCGCCTGCGGATCATCCGGTCGCAGCAGAAGGACTACGCCGAGCACGGCCTGGACTCCCCGCCGGAGCTTGAACGACTCGCTGCCCGCGCGCTGGACGTCACCGACCAGGTCTCCACCGGGCTCGTCGAGGACGCGGCCCGCGCCCACGGCTGGCACCGCCTCGCCGTGTCGGGTGCCACCGAAGCAGAGGTGCTCGAACGCGTTGGGAAACTCCGCGCCCACTACAGCGAAAACGCCCGCATCGATCTGCACCACCCGAAAGACCAGGACAGGCTGTGCGCCGAGTTCATCCCGGGCGAGCCGACCGCGAACACCGGCTACCTGCGGCGCATGCCCGTCGCCCTGCTCGCAGCGGCCGTTCCGCAGGCGGCGACCACCGTGGGTGACCGCCGCGGGGACCTCCTCGGCTACACCGCCGGCACGGGGCGTCGCCCGGTCATGTGGGACCCGCATTACGCCATGGAGGTTTCTGGGCGATCTGGCCTCGCAGTGCTGGTGTCCGACCCTGGCGGCGGGAAGTCCACGCTGCTCGGCGCGACGGGCTACCTCGCCGCCCTGCGTGGTGTGCAGACCACCATCCTCGACCCGTCCGGCCCCTTGGCGCGGCTGGCGGAACTGCCGTCCATGGCGGGCAAGGCCCGCGTCTTGAACTTGGCCGGGTCGAAACCCGGCACGCTTGCGCCGTTCGCGCTGATCCCGACACCCCGACGCGGCGACTACCCGTTCGGCGCGCAGGGCGACCTCGACTTCGAAGAGGCCGTCGCCGAGGCGAAGGCCGAACGGAAGATGCTCGTCCTGGACCTGTGTCGCATGCTGCTGCCGCCGTCGACCGCAGCACTGGCCACCACGGAGACGGTGCTCCGCGACGCGATCCGCAAGCTGCCGGCCGAGGAGACCACCACGCTCGACGATCTCGTCAAGGTGCTCCTCGACGGCGGCGACACCGCCCATGACGTGGCGAACCTGCTCCTCGACGCGGCCGAGATGCCGCGGGCGCGGCTGTTCTTCGGCTCACCGCCGAGCGACGTCGTGGACACCACCGCCCCGCTGACCATCATCACCATGGCCGGGTTGCACCTGCCCGACCTGTCTGTCGACCGGGCGTACTGGTCGGTGGAGGAGTCGCTGGCCGTGCCGATGCTGCACACCGCGCACCGGCTGGCGGTGCGCCGTTGCTACGGCGGGGAGATGGGGCAGCGGAAGTTCGTCGGACTGGACGAGGCGCACTTCCTCGAGGGGTGGGGTTCGGGCCGGTCGTTCCTGCGCCGGCTTGCCCGCGACTCCCGGAAGTGGAACCTCGCCGCGTTGGTGGCCTCGCAGAACCCGAAGGACATCCTGGGCTTGGACGTGCAGAACCTCGTGTCCAGTGTGTTTGTCGGCCGGATCTCCGAGGACTCCGAGATCGGGGCGGAGGCGCTTCGGCTGCTCCGCATCCCGTGCGATGTCGGCTACGAAGCCACCCTCGCCGGCCTGTCCAGCGGCGACGAGCACGCTGCCGCCCGACTGGGCTTCCGCGAATTCGTGATGCGCGACGTGGGCGGGCGGGTGCAGAAGATCCGGGTCGACGTGTCGTACGTGCCGGAGCTGCTCAGGTACCTGAACACCACGCCGGGCGGTGCCCGATGAACCGGGTCCTCCGCGCCGCCACGGCGCTGCTCTTCGTGGCCCTCATCGTGCCCGTGGCCGGCGACCCGGCTGCGGCTGCGCCGGTGGTCCCCGTGGCCGACGGGTGCTCCGTTGCTGAATGGGCCAGCCCCATCCACATCCCACGGTGCACGGCGATGAAGGCCGCCGAATTGGGCCGGAAGATGGACTGCATCAAGGCGCCGATCCCGTCTTCGCCGGATGCAGGTGTTGCCGGCTGGTTCGCGTCGCGGCCAGAGTCGAGCCTGCGCCCCGGTGTTGCCGGCAGGTACAGCCGCTACGGCGTGGGCGGCTACCGGACCGCCCTGTACGACATGGGCTGCGCCGGCGCGGTACCTGTCATCGGTGCTGCCGCCGACCCGGGCGCGAACGCTGCGAACGGCATCGCCAATGCGTCATTCGCCGGCGCTGCGGCGTTCGTGGGCACGGCCAACAGTTGGCGCGAGCAGGCGTACAAGCCGGGCGGCGCGTGGGGCTGGGCCGACCCGATGGTCGAGGCGGTGACGAAGAAGGTCCACGAGCAGGTCTTCACCCCGCTCGGCGCAATTGCCTTGGCCGGTGTTGGCATCTACCTCCTGATGCGGGCCAAGAAAGGCAACCTCGGCGACGCGGTCACCATCGGCGGATGGGCGTTGCTCGTCATGGTCGTCGTCACAGCAATTGTTCGGTGGCCGGTCACCACGACGCACATTGCGGACAAGGCCGCCGCTGAAACGTTGACCGTTGTGCACTCTGCGGTCGGGCCGTCGCCGGAGAACATCCCTGCGGACAAGTGCACCGCCCCGAGCTTGGACTGGTGCGCCGATCACCGCAGCGTCGCGGTCCGGGCGTCGGACACGGCGGCCGAGGCGATCCTGTACCGCAACTGGCTCCGTGCCGTGCTCGGCTCGGCGGACAGTGCCACGGCCCGCAAGTACGGCCCTGCCCTGTTCGACGCTGCGGCGTTGACGTGGGACGAGGCGGCGCGGATCGAACAGAACCCGGGCGAGCGGGCCGGCATTCTGCAGGCCAAAGCCGGGCAGTGGATGACGATCGCGAAGGCCGTCGAGACGGAGGACCCGGCGGCGTACGAGTACCTGCAGGGCAAGCACGGCACTGACCGTGTGATGGCCGGCGTGATGGCGGCCCTGTCCGCTGCGGTGTACGCCGTGTTCGACCTCGTGGCTTCGCTGCTGATCCTGCTGTGCTACCTGGTGTTCCGCGTCGCCGTGGTGGCTGCGCCGCTGCTCGGCACGGTCGGCTTGTTCTACCCGGCGTCGGCGGCCATCCGGAAGCTAGCGAACCGGGCCCTCACCGCGGCGGTGGGCGTGGTCGTCATCGGCGCTGGCGCCGGCCTGTACCTGAACGTCGCGGGCCGAGTGTTCGCGACGTCGATGGTCGACCCGATGAAGATCGCAGCCGTGTTCTGCGTCGGCGCCGCGATCTGCTGGCTGATCCGGTTCCCGATCCGCGCGTCAAAGATCGACGGCTGGGCGAACTCCGACAAGAAGGCCATCCCAGCGCACATCCGCGGGGACCTGAGCTACGCCGCCCGGCACATCGTCGACATGGCCGCCCCCGTCGTGGCGCCGGGCGTGCCGATCCCGAAACTCGCGAAGCCGGCCGCCCCGGTCCGGCCGGAGACAACCGCTGGGAGCCGTCAGTCATGAAGATCCCCACCCTGAGCCTGAGCCGCCGCAACCTGTCGGTCCTCGGCGCAGCCGCCGTGGTCGCCGTGGTCTTCGCATGCTCGTCGGTCTTCGGCGGCGGCGACGACACGGTGGTTGGCACGCCGCAGCCGGCGGCGCCCGCCCCGACGACGCTCTCGACCACCGCGCCGGCGCCGATCGTGGTGACACCGGCCGCCCCGCCCGCCGGGCCTGCGCCGGCCACGACGGCGCCCACGCCGGTCGTGACCGACGAGCACGGGGAGCACGGCGACGACGGGGTGTCATCGGAGACGGGCGACGAGCCGGCCGTGATCACTACGGGCGAGACCGACCCGAAGGAAGCCGCGCTCAACTTCCTGACCAAGTACCTGAACACGCAGAACCAGAGCCCCCAGGGATGGCGTGACAGCTTCATGCCGCTCGTGTCGGCCGAGTACCAGGCGACCCTCGCCGAACTGCAGCCCGAGGACGTCGGGGTGACCCGTGTAGGCACGCCCACCCGCGCCTACTCGGGCGGCGACCGGCTGTTCGTTGTTGAGGTGCCGGCCGCGACGGGCGGCACGATCACGGTCACGTTGAACGGCTCGTCCGGTCAGTGGCTGGTGTCCGACTTGTCCCGGAGCCGGCAATGAAGCGGGCACGGGTGATCGCCCTCGCCGTGTGCCTGACCGGCTCAGCAACCCTGCTGTGCGTCGGCGGGACAGCCACCGTGTCGCTGATGTCAGCGTTCGGGGTTGTGCCCCCGGCGGCGCAGGCCGCGGGCTGCGGCGCGCCGGAACCGGTCGTGTCCGCGCCGGCGCCGGCGTCCCCGGTGAAGGGCTTCACCGACGCGCAGGTCCGCAACGCGACCGCCATCGTCCAGGCCGGTCAGTCCATGGGCGTCCCGCCCCGCGGGTGGGTGGTGGCGGTGGCCACCGCCATGCAGGAGTCGACGTTGAAGAACTACGCCAACGACAACGCGGCATATCCGGAGGTCAGGCGCCTCAGCCTGGCGATCCCGCACGAGGCGGTCGGGCACGACCACGACTCGGTCGGACTGTTCCAGCAGCGCCCGGTAGAAGGCGACGGCGGCTGGGGCACCGTGAGCGAGCTGATGACGCCCTCCGTCAGCGCGAAGAAGTTCTTCGACGCGCTGCTCAAGGTCTCGAACTGGCAGGGGCTGCCCGTGACGTTGGCCGCGCAGAGGGTCCAGCGGTCCGCCTTCCCGGGCGCCTACGCCAAGCACGAATCAGCCGCGGCGGCTCTGGTCGGTGCGATCACGGGCGGGGCGGACAAGGTCGCCGCCGCGGCACCGGTGGCCGGCGTGTGCGCCGAGCCGGACGTGGTGACCGCCGGCGGCTGGGTCCGCCCGGTGGTTGCGAAGCCCGGCTCCGGGTTCCGCACCGCGAGCCGCCCCACCCATCAGGGCGTGGACCTCATGGTCAGCCGCAGCACCCCGATCAAGGCGGCCAGCGCCGGTTCGGTGATCCGCATGCGGTGCAACGCCGTGCATGCCGGTTCGGGTGGCGAGTGGGGCTGCGACCGCGACGGCCATCCCACGCTGGTCCGCGGCTGCGGCTGGTACGTAGACATCGCCCACGCCGACAACATCGTGACCCGCTACTGCCACATGGTCCGCCAGCCCGACGTGAACGTCGGCCAGAAGGTCGCGGCCGGGCAGCAGATCGGCTTGGCCGGCACGTCGGGCCACTCGAGCGGGGTGCACCTGCACTTCGAGGTTCACCTCCGCGGCGACACCTCCAGCGCGGGCGCGGTTGACCCGGTCCAGTTCATGCGCGACCACGGGGCGGCACTCGGTGGCTGACAACCAGGCGCCGAGGCGCTTCACCTCAGACGACGTCGAGAACGCCGTCAACATCGTCATCGTGCTCGCGGTCGCTGTGGCGAGCCTCGCGTCGGCGTTCACGCACATGCACGACTGGACCATGCGGGAAATGCCGGCCGGCACCGAGGGATGGTTCGGCTGGTCCAACGCGATGATCCCCGAACTGCTGGCACTGGCTGGGCTGCTGTCGCTGCGTCGGCGAATGAAGTACCGGGCGAAATACCGGATGGCCGCAGCGGTGACGCTGGGCGGTGCGGTGTTGTCCCTCGCCGCCCAGCTCGCCGCGGTCGGTTCCGGGGCGAGCGTGTCGGCGAAGTTCCTCGCGGCGCTGCCGGCGTTGGCGGTGCTGGCGCTGATCAAGATGGTGACGTCGGACCTCGACCTCGGCCGGAAGATGTCGAACGCCAAGGCTGAGGCCGCCGCGGAGGACGCTCGGCGGCGCGCGGAGCAGGCGGCAATTGTGGCCCAGGCGGAGGCGGAAATTGCCGCCGCTGAGGCGGCAAAGGAAGCGGCAACGGCGCAGGTCGGAGCGGCAAACGCCGAACGCGACGAAGCGGCAGAGCGGGCGGCAAACGCGCTGGCCGAGGTGGCGGAGTTGCGCCTGCTGCTGGAGGAGCGCGCGGCGACTCTTGAGGAAGCCGAGGCGGCAATCTCGGAGCGGCAAACCGCTCTTGACCTGCGGGCCGACGAACTCCGCACCGCCAAGGAGGCACTCGCCGAGGCGGAAATGCGGGAGGAAATCCGGGCGCGCGTTGAAGCGGAAGCCGCTGGCAGCCAGCGCATCGCCAACCGGAAATCCGCACCGGCAAAGAGGGCGCCCCGCACGTCGGAGCTCCCCGCCAACCTGCCGCTTGTCGAGGGCGTGAAGCGGGAAACGGTGGCCGCCGTACTGGCGGCAATCGAGGCGAACCCGGCGGCGACGCAGGCGGCAATTGCCGCCTCGACTCGGCTGTCCGAGCGGACCATCCGCACGGTCATCAAGGCGGCAACTTTGCCGGCGCAGACCAACGGCCACGACCACAACCTGACCCCCACTGGAGCCACCCCATGACCCACGCATTCGCCCTCGACGTGTTCGACGGCCCGGACTTGACGCTCGTCGCGCCCATCCGCGCGGAGGACGTGTCGGCCGCTAAGGCAGCCGCGCAGCTCCTCATCAACGGCCTGCCGAACACCGCCGGTCACCTGTACGAAGCACCCACCAATGCGAGGCCGGTGTACGTCGGCTTCGTCCAGCCCACCCAGCCCTGACCCCCGACGTCCACGGAAGGACACCGCATGAGCCCCGACCGTCCCGACCACATCACTGAACCGGCCACCGCGATGCAGGCCCACGTCCTGACGGACGGGTCCTTGGCCCTCGGCATCACCACGAAGAGCGTCCGCCTCGACGTGACGCTCACCCCCGAGATGACCAGCCAACTCACCGACCGACTCGTGTACGACACCGCCCACGTCAAGCCCGCGCCCGCGCCGCTCCAGCGCGCGGCATAGCACTCCAACCGAAGGAGAAGGAACCATGTCTGGAACACCCCCCGCAGAGGGCGAAGCCAAGGTCGACGGTGCGCTGACCTGGGTTTCCCTTGGTCTCGGATTCATCGGCGGATGGGCCGCCATCGCCACCTGGATCGGCGCGTTCGTCGGAGGCGCAGTTGGGATGCTCCCCGACTGGGCGCCACCCCTGCTGTTCGTGGTCGGCACGGCCATCATCGTGATCGACGTCTTGCGTGACGGCATCCCGAACCGGCCCGCCGTGTATTTCATGATCCTGTTGCCGTCGATCGGCCTCGGAGTGAACGGCAAACTCTCGGATCAGCTCGACAAGTGGGGCGACAACATCAACCGGGTCACGTCGGAGAAGGCCGGCGAGTGGCTCGGCGAGGGCTCCTTGACTGCGCTCGCCCTGATCGCCATCGCGTTGGCGGTCGTGGTCGCACAGAAGGCGATCAAGAAGACGTCGCTCAACCCGCTGGCGCAGCGCGCTGGGGCACGGGGTGGGCGATGACCAGCCAAAACGCGAACGTGGCGCAGCTCGATCGTGAGGAGGTCGGGCTGCGCCCCCGCAGGGTGTGGAGTCCCACCCGCAAGGCGGCCGAAGATGCGGCGGATCGCCGCAGGTTCCACGAGAAGCGGATCGCCGAGGCGGAGAGCGAAACGCAGGAGCGGTGGCAACTGGCGGCGTGGATCTCGGCGGAGCTGAAGTGCGCTCTGCGGCGCCTCTCATGGTCGGACCTTATGCAGGTCGCGATCGACCTCAACAAGCGCAACGCGAAGGGATCGTCATGACTGTCAGTGAGCAGACGGAGCCATGCATGCGTGCAGGCATGCACGACGAGGCCCCACCCGCTGAGCGTGCGCAAGATCGCGGCTCCGCGTATACACGCGCGATAACACATGCACGCGGACTGTGGCAAGACTTGCGGGCCACCATCTCAACGTCACGCCACGTGACTGAAACGGCGGCGGCCGTCAGCGACAGCACGGGCCGCGCGACGCTCCGCCCGGCCACCCTCCGCGAGGTCGGAGCCGGCATCGTCCCCGCGCCCGGTGCCGCTGGCAACGCCGCCGTGTGGTGCTGGCTCCTCGCGGTCGGCGCGTTCCAGTTCGCGTGCGCCGCGCTGGCCGCGCTGATCGTCAACGCCGCCGTCGACTCGAAGCCGCGAGCCGGCGCGGCCCTTGCCCTGTCCCTGTTGACCCTGCTCGGGGTCGCCGTCGCCCACCTTTTGAACTGAGGACACCGTGACTCAGCCCGACGCGTCGAACTGGCCCAAGGCGCCAGCCGCGCCCCCGCGCCCAGAGAAGCCTCGGCCCCCGACGCTGATGCAGTGGGCGACCGCGCCCATGCGCCGCGCAGCCGACGACGCCAAGGCGAAGGCCAAGGCGGCGGCGAAGGCAAAGGCCAGGAGCGTCGGGCACGCGGCATCAATCAAGGCCCGTCACGCGTCGGCCGAGACTCGCACGCACCGCCCATCCGCTGTGGTCGCCGCCGTGCTGTTCGTGTTCGGGCTGAACCTGGCAGGCAACAACCGGCTCGGCGCCGTCGCTCTCGGCATCCTGGTCGTGGCGCTCGCCGCGCCGGCTGCGTACTGCGCCACGTACCTGCGTCTCCGCAGCCAGGCCATCCGCAACGGCAAGGTCGAAGAGTTCGCGGTCCGCAAGGACGGCAAGCGGGCGCGGGACACGGCCCGCCAGGTCGCCGCCGCCGCGGTGGCGTTCGGCGGGTGGACCTTCGTCGCCGGTGTCGTTGGCGTCAACCCCGGCTCGGTGCTCGGATCGGCCGGCGCGTTGTTCGTCGTCCTGCTCGGGTTCGCCCTCGCCGGCATCGTGACCCGCCGCCACTGGGCGCACCTCTCAGAAGAGCGGGACCGGCACCGCACCAACGACCGCAAACCCACTGAGGTTGAGCTGCCGGTTGCCGAGGTTGAGCCTGCCCCCGTGCGAGTGAAGCGCGACGAGCACTGCACCTACCAGCTCCCATCCATCGACATGCTCGGCGCCGGGGAACCCCCGAAGACCCGCAGCAAAGCCAACGACGTCGTCATTGCCGCGCTTCGTGGCGTGTTCGACGAGTTCAAGGTCGACGCCGACGTCACCGGCTTCACCCGTGGACCCACCCTCACTCGATACGAGGTGGAGGTCGGGCGAGGCGTCAAGGTCGAACGGGTGACAAAGCTCGCCCGCAACATTGCCTACGCAGTAAAGAGCGGCGACGTCCGCATCCTCGACCCGATCCCGGGGAAGAGTGCCATCGGCATAGAGATCCCCAACATCGACAGAGAGAACGTTGCGCTCGGTGATGTGCTGCGGTCCGCCGCCGCCCAGGCGGACCACCACCCGCTCCTCGTCGGCCTCGGCAAGGACATCGAGGGCGGGTACGTCGTGGCAAACCTGGCCAAGGCGCCGCACATCCTGATCGCCGGCGCGACCGGTGCGGGCAAGTCGAGCTGCCTCAACACGCTGCTCTGCTCGATCCTGACCCGGGCCACACCGGACGAGGTGCGGCTGATCCTCGTCGACACGAAGCGCGTCGAGTTCACCGGGTACGAGGGCATCCCGCACCTCATCACCCCGATCGTCACCAACCCGAAGAGGGCCGCCGACGCCCTCGACTGGGTTGTCCGCGAGATGGACATGCGCTACGACGACATGGCCGCAGCCGGCGTCCGCAACATCGACGAGTACAACGCGAAGGTCCGCGCCGGGCAGATCAAGGCGCCCCTCGGCAGTGACAGGGTTATCCGCCCGTACCCGTACCTGCTCGTTGTGGTTGACGAACTGGCCGACCTGATGATGGTCGCGCCCCGCGACGTCGAGGACTCAGTGGTTCGCATCACGCAGCTCTCGCGGGCGTCCGGCATCCACTTGGTGCTGGCCACCCAGCGGCCCTCTGTGGACGTGGTCACCGGACTGATCAAGGCGAACGTGCCGTCCCGGTTGGCGTTTGCCACGTCGTCGCTGACTGACTCGCGGGTCATCCTGGACCAGCCGGGCGCCGAGAAGTTGATCGGCAAGGGCGACGCCCTGTTCCTGCCGATGGGCGCGTCGAAGCCGACCCGCGTTCAGGGAGCCTGGGTGGACGCGAAGGAGATCGCGGACGTCGTGAAGCTCTGCAAGGAGCAGCGTGAGCCGGAGTTCGTCCCGGACGTTGTGGTGCCGCTGACCGGCCCGGCTGCGGTCCCGGTTCATGTTCAGGTTCCCCCGGCTCCGCGGCCGGGCACGTCCGGCGTGACTACCGCCGATGTGTTGCTGGCGGTAGTAGCGCGCCGTCCGGGTTGCTCGTCGGCGGACATTGCGGCGCACCGGGTGTGGGCTGAGCACGGTGGTGTTCCGCACCAGACGACGTTGTCCACGCGAGTGCCGGAGCAGCTCGCCGACGCAGGCCTGCTGACCCGGGACAAGCGGGGTGGCGCGTGGGTGAACTACCGCCTCACGCCGAAGGGCGAGGCACGCGCCGAGATTGTGGTCCCGTCGGTGTTCCCGCCGGAGGACGTGGCGGCCTGAGCCCGGCCTGTTTCTGTGGCGCCCGCGTGCGGCGGGCGTCGCGGTGACCGACCGGTCAGATCAATCAACGAGAAGGAGTGTCATGGCTGTTCGATTCGAAGTGTTGAGCCCCGATGGCAGGACGATGCTCTCCGGGGTGGACCGGAGCTTCGCCGACCTGCCCGCGCAGGCGGTCGCCGACTGCCTCGCGTTGGACTGGCCCTCGGGCCACGAGGTTCGCGTGTGGGCGACGGGCGACGCGGTCGCGGTCCGCGCTGTCGCGGAATCGGTGGCGCCGGACGCTACGGCGGTGGCGCGATGACCGCGTACAACGAGGACTCGCGGGTGCGGCGGGTCACCGAGTACATGCTCTCCGTCCAGACCGGCGACAAGTACGACGTGTGCGCCTGGTCCGCCACGGACAGGTGGTTCGCCTATCCGTCACTTGGTAGCTCGGCGATGCGGGCGGCCGATTTGCGGAGCCGCGAGGATACGGAGGAGTGGTTGTTGCAGGCCAGGACGGGCCCGTTCCGGACCGCCGATGAGGCGATCGCGTCGCTGATCGGGGACCCGCGATGAGCGACTTCACCCGGCCGCAGCAGCACCTGTTGACCCACGTCGAGCCGGGCCCCGAGGTGACGCACGTGCGGGATCGTCTGAACGTTCGGTGGCACCGCGACGGCGACTATTGGTGGGCCGACATTGGCTACGGCTACGAGGTCCACCACACATGGCCCGGGGTGTTGTCACGCGAGCCACTGACCGATGCGAGTTCCGAGGCGGCCGGATGAGCCGGGCTGTGATCCGCATGTTCGACGGCATCCAGGTGATCGACCCGTTGGCAGCAGGCGACCGACCAGAGGTTCTGCTCCTGCGCGCGAACTGGTCGGCATTCCGCCGCGGTCGCGTCGACCTGCACTACACCGACGAGAGCGGCGTTCCACGCGTCGCCGAATTCGACTACGACAACATCATCGACATCGAGATCACCGGCTAGCTGCGCCGTTGGGGCGGCCCGAGCTTGCCGGCAGAGCCGCCCCTCCGACGCCCACAACCCCCGAGAGAGAAGGAGCACCAACATCATGGCGCAAGCCGACATGCTCACCCTCGACACCACCTACACAATTCAACTGCTCAACCGGGACGGCTCGTGGAGCTGGTACTCGCAGGTGGAATACACCGACGAGGTCGACGCCCACGACTTGGGTCGCCGGATGTACGGCGGCGAGGTGGCGTACCGGGTCGTAACGATCACCCGGCACGTCGGCGAACCGGTTGGTGCGCGATGACCGACGGCAAGCGCTACGCCCTCTACTATCCGCGCGGCATCGACCAGTTCGCCGACAACCTGCGTCCGCACATGAGCAGCCACCCCATCACCGTGTACGGCACCGACGACCTGAACCGCAGGCTCGCCGAAGCCGAGCAACTCGGCATTCAGGGTCAGGTCACGTGGGAGGAACTCACCGGGGAGGAAGGCCGATGAGCCACATGGCGATCGTCGATGGCCCAAGCCGCGACGACACCTATTCCTGGTTCTGCCCCGAGGCTGTCAGGAACAACTGCCCGGAGCGGCACTTCGGCTTCGCCACCTACGAGGACGCCCTGTCTGCCGCGCTCAAGTCCGACCACAAGGTAGCCACCGAGGACGAGATGCCGGGCCGCTTCTGCGGCATGCCCGGCCTGGTCTGGTACTCGGAGGTGATCAAGAAGCGAGGCGACGAGCTGGAGGTTGGTGACTGGCTGGATTCCCTCGACCACCACGGCGCCTGTTCCATCTTCGGCGTCCGGGTCACAGAGCAGGGCTCCGGGTTCCGCGAAATCTGTTTCAGCGGGGGCTGGACGGTCTACGGCGACGGATCGTCCGACACCGTAACCGTCCGCGACGACGTGATGTACGACGTCGTCAATCCGGACTCGATCTGCGACCCGATGGGAAACGCGGCATGAGTCGCTACGAGCACGATCATCGGGTTGAGACCGTCACCGCCGCCTTCTACATGGTCGGCCTAAACGGTGTTGGTGCGGCGTACGACAACAACGCTGACAGTTGGTTCGGCGACGACCGGTACGACGTCGAGGCCGTAGCCCCCCACAGGTGGTACGTCCGGCCATCGAGGAGCCGCCGGAGCCCCAAGGAACACGCGCAGCCGACCGACACGGGCCCGTTTGCATCGGCGGACGAGGCCATCGACTGGGTCCTTGGAGGCAAGCGATGAGCGCCTTCACGATCGCCGCCGTGGTCGACGCGCTCAGCGACGGCCCGATCAGCGTGGACGAGCTGCTCGACAAGCTCGACGCCCGCACCCGCCTCGGCGAGTGGCACCCGGACTTCGGGGCGTCGCTGAACCACGCCATCCACCAGGGCAAGGTCCGGTTCGTCGCCGACGACTGCACGTTCGAGCACAACGGTCGTTGCGTACTGGAGGCGACCCGATGAGCGAATGGAGACGCGTCGAGCCGCTGGTTATGGGCGGCGGTGACTGTGGCGGCGACGCGCAGATCAGCGAAGCGTTCAACGCCCGATGGGTGCAGGAACACTCCGGCGGTGAGCACGCCGTAGTAACCCGGCAGTTCTACATCGCCGAGCACGAGGGCGGGGAGCCGTTCCTGGAGTGTCAGACGGAGTACGTCCTCTGCTCGGACCCTTCGGACCCGGGCTCGACGGAGTTGCTCTCCAGGGAGTGCTACGTCGACTGCGGCCCGTGTGACCGCGATGCGGATGCGGTTGTTGCAGCTCATCGGGCCGTGGCGCCGACGAACGAAGAGTGGGCTGCGGCGTTCAACTCCTGACCACCACCAATCAACGGGGGATTCCATGTTTCGCGAGAACCGACCGGCGTCACCGCACGGTTCGGCGCCGGCCGGGGCGCGCGACTGCCACCTGTACCGCTTCTACGTCCGCGACCCGCGCACCAACTACCAGACGAAGACGCTCGGCTACATCGGGGAGACGGTGCGGGCGCCGTTCGCCCGGTTGATGGAGCACATCAAGGCCCAGCCGTGGGCGGACACGATCGTCGGGTGGGAAGTCGACGACGCCGTGTACGCCGGGAAGGACGCCGTGCTCGAAGCGGAGCGGGCGGCGGTCGAGGCGGAACGGCCGCTCTACAACTACGAGTGGAACCTGGACAACCCGGAGCGCGTCGAGATCTGGAAAGCGAAGGAGCAGCGCGCCGCCCGGGACGCCGCCGCGGGCAAGCAGACGTGGCAGCCGGGGGAGCGGGACCGCGCGTACCGCGCGCCCGCCCCCCGGTCGGCCCCGGCCCGCCGCCCGCCCAGGGAACCGCGCCGTGAGGTGCTGCGCCCGCCGACGCTGCCGCCGAGGTGGCGGCGCAGACGCAACGAAGCCGCCGCGTGGACGGCCGCGTGGCTGGTCTTGGCTGGCACGCTGTGGTGGTTGGCTGGGGTGCTCCTGCCCGAAGCGGTCGGACCGATCGTGGTTGACGACCGGGCCCGCATCGTCGGTGCGGTGGCGGTGGCCACGCTGCTGCCCGTTGTGACGATGCGGCGCAAGAGGCACCGGAAGGCGGCGCTGGGCGTGCTCGGCGTGCTGACCGTGGCGTTGTACCTGGCGATGCCCGAACTGCTGGCCGACTTGTCGAGCAGATGAGGGCGTTCCGCGTGGCACCCCAACCACGTCACGGTAGCGTGACACAATGCGGTGGTGGAGATCAGCATCACCATCGACGGGCGACCCGCCCACACCACCGAACAAGCCGCGAAGATCCTCGGCCTCGAACCCGAAGCCCTCCGCCAACGCATAAGACGCCGAAGGGCAGCAGGCGACCCAGTCAGCCCAGCCGGCCACCTCGACGCACGAACGCCCCTCTACTGGATCGAAGACCTGCAACCCAAGGAGCCAGCCCGATGAACGTCGCCGACTTCGCCGACTGGGTCAAGAAACTCGTCGACCACGCCGACAACCCGAAGATCGCCAAGGTCCAGACCCACACAGAGGTTGGCCGGTGGGAACACCCCTGCGGCGTCGTCATCACGTTCACTGACGGGTGGCGCGTCTTCAACCAACTCGTCGCATCCGGCGGCCCGCCGCGTCCGCTCAGCCAGGAACGTACGCCCGACTGGGCGGACAGGCCCGCCTATGTGCAGGGCCGAGCGGCCGACGACAAGGCCATCAAGGCGGCGCCCACCCCGGCGGGCAAGCCGAACCTCCCCGCCATGAAGGTTCGGGAAGTGCAGCAGCTCATCGTCGACCTCATCGCCGCGGCGAACCATCCCGACATCACGTCCGCCGAGACCAAGACCAGCCAGTTCTACGCCAACCAGAGGCCCGCAATCCGCGTCAAGATGGCCGACGACACGACGTTCACCGGCTACACGGTCGGCTACGCAGCGCCCGGCAGCACCACGTTCGCCCACCAAGCCCATCAGGTCCCGAAGGAGTGGTTCTAGACATGTGCCCCGCCTGTGGTGCCCGCACGTCAGCCCAAGCCGGCCAGCCCGTTCCGCTGCACCAAGCGGAAGGCGACCGAGCGAAATGCCCGGGGTCGGGTCAGCCCGCCAAGTAGCCCCGCGACGACGAAGGACCGCCGCGCCGCCCGCGTGATGGGCTGGCGCGGCGGTCTCGTTTGGGACAATGCCCAGGTGACGAAGCGGAAGCCCCTCACCTGGGACGGCGGGTGGCCGTTGTGTGAGGAGTGCATGGAACTCCTCGTCTCGTCCGGGTTCGTGGAGGCGTGCGCGTCAGTGGCCATCGAACACGCAACCAGCGCCGGCACGTTGGCGCGGCGCACGGTGAACGAGTACCACGCCCGGCGGCACCCCGCCGAGATGGCTCCGGTCGACGCGTAGGCCCGCAACAACAAACCGCCCCACCTCCGCGATGAAGGTGGGGCGGTTCTCGTTTGGCGCGACCGGCGTGCACACCCAGGGAGATGTCCGGTCGCAGGCTGAGTGTGCGCCCCGCAAGCCCAAGAACGCCAGACACAAAACGATGCCGGCCCGCCCACCCGTGAGGGCAGACGGGCCGGCATCAGTCTCCGCGCGGGCAGGTGGGGATGCCGCTCCGCGCGGAGGGTCTACGGCTGGTCGACGGGCGTGGGAGGCTCGGTGTCGGAGATCGACGGGGCCGCGCCGGTCACGAGCACCCCGAGGGCGGCGACGATGAGGTTCACAACCTCAGCCGACGTGATCCCGTCGGTGATGTACGTGGTGACGAGGCTGAGCACGGCGAGGGTCGCAGCGACGGCAGTCTTGATCCACTTGTACTGCGGGAGGTTCGGGGCGAGGTACACGCCGACCGCTGCGGTGAACGCAACTGCGATCTGCACCGCCTCGCCCTGCGTCACACCATCGGTGATGACGGACGCGACGACGACAGCGACAGCGGCGGCGAGGGACGCGATGGACTTGCCGAACTTGCGGATCATGGTTGTGCTCCTTTGACGAGTTATGGCGTGGTTGTTTGCGGTGCCGGAGCGACGCGCAACGTCGCCATAACCGGGGTCGGTCCGTCTGCTCGGGCTATGCATCAGTCCAGATGCCGCCGCGAATCCAGCCGTGCTTGTTGCAGCAGTTCCATAGGAGGCTCGGCTCAAGGTGCAGCGGTTCAACCGCGATGAGGTCGTGCTTGCCGACGTGCGCAAGCGCCCAACAGCCCTCGCCTACGTCGCCAAAGTCGAGCGGTTGGCGGGTGCACCAGTGCCACGTGATGACCGCTTCGGCGGTCCCCGCTGGCTCGTCGGGGTCGAACCGGTAGTAGACATCGCCACCGGCCGGGATCGCGTTGTCCCAGTTGCTCGGCGGATCGTCGTGGTCCAGGTGAGTCACCTGCGCGCCTCCAGCGATCTTGGATGTAACGGGAAACGCCCGATGCGCAACATCGGGCGATAGGAATGAAGCTCAACGTTCGGTCGGAGGTGTCCGCTAGGGTGCCGCCCATGGCTGGCCGTCCGGTTCTGAGCGACGCCGAACAGCGCACCGTCGAACTGATCGCCAAACTCGGTGAGCGGCGGGCCAGCCCCGACCGCGACGACATGGAATGCCAGCGGATCGCCGAAGCGCTCGAGCAGGTACCGGTGCGGCGCCGCGGCGTCATCCTCAACGCCTGCCTCGGGCTGTACCTCGAAGACGGCCGACCCGAGACCGAGCCGATCGCCGTGATGCTCGTCGTGATGGGCGCCGACCCCGACCGGGCGTGGCAGTATCGACCACCACGGCCCAGGGTCAGCGAGGAGACAACCGATGCACGGCTGGCCGAAGTTGAGTCCCGCTGAACGCGTCGTCGTCGCGAAGGTCGGTGGGGCCGCCGAGTACGAACTCAACGCCCCCGAAGCCGAAGACCGCACCGACATCGCCGACCTGCTCGCCGAGGTGGCCGATCCGGACCGGCGACGGTTGGTGCTGGCCATGGCCGCTCAGGCGTACGTCGATGAGGAGCACGGGCACCGGGTGGCGCAGCTGATCGAGCGCGACCACGGCGCGGACCTAGCCCTTGCGCGGCAGTACCGTCAGGCCCGGCTCAAGCGGCAGGGGTTCGACTTGGCCAAGATGGTCGAGTCGAAGGACCCCAAGTAGTCGTCGGCCGCGGCCAGCACTGATACGAGCAGTACGACGGCGTAGGCGCGGGCGTGTACCCGCAGCGCCAATCCCAGCGGATCCTCGACGTGCACGGGCTCGGCGTGACACTGCGGGTGGTGCTGGGCCGAGGTGACGGCGTGACACTCGCGGACGGCGACGGCGTGACGCTCGGGGTGACGCTGGGAGTAGGACTCGGCGGCGGCGTCACCGGGGGAGTGGTCCCCGCGGTGGTGAAGAGCAGCCGATTCGGCGACCCAGCGCCGGCGCCCGTGACCTTCCCGGCAGTGGCGGCGGCGATCAGGGCGTCGTGGACCTGCCGCGCCGACGCGCCCGGGTTAGCCCCCAGGTACAGGGCGGCAGCACCCGCGACGTGCGGGCTCGACATGGACGTGCCCGACATGCTGGTCGTGCCGCCACCGTTCGCGGACGACACGATGCCAACGCCAGGGGCGAACAGGTCCACGCAGGTGCCGAAGTTGGAGAACGACGCCCGGGCATCCGACGAACTGGTCGCGCCCACGGTGATCGCCTCAGCGACCCGCGCCGGGGACTTCGTGCACGCATCCGTGTTCTCGTTGCCGGCCGACACGGCGAAGCTCACCCCGGCGGCTGTGGCGTTGCGGACCGCACTGTCGAGCGCCGCACCCGCGGACCCGCCCAGGCTCATGTTCGCCACCGACGGCCGCGACGCGTTGCCCACCACCCAGTCGATGCCGGCGATGATCTGCGAGTACGCGCCGGAGCCGCCGCAGTCCAGCACCCGCACCGACACCAGCCGCACGTCCTTGGCGACGCCGTACGTCGAACCGCCCACAGTGCCGGCCACGTGCGTGCCATGGCCCTGGCAATCAGAGGCGTCGGTGTCGTTGTCGATGAAGTCATAACCCGACCGCGCGCGGCCACCGAACTCCGGGTGGCTCAGGCGCACACCAGTGTCGAGGATGTACGCGGTGACGTTGCCGGCCGCGCCGTACGTGTACGAGCGGCTCAACGGCAGGTCGCGCTGGTCGATGCGGTCCAAGCCCCACACCGGGTTCGTCTGCGTCCCGTCGAGGGCGACCTGCCGGTCCTGCTCCACGAACGCCACCGACGGGTCCGACGCCAACTGGCGGGCACCTGCCTCAGTCAGCGACGCGGAGAACCCGCGCACCGCCCGGGTGAACTGCCGGTCGACCCTGCCGCCGACGCGGCCAGCGAACCGGGACGCCGACGCCGCGCCCGAACCGGCCGCCGCCGTCCCCTCCTTGAAGACCACGATGAACCGGCCCGGTAGCGCGCCGGCCACACCAACACCCAGGACCGCGCCGTCGCGGGGCTCGTCGTCCGCCGAACTGGCAGTGGCGGTGAACCACACAGCGGCGGCAACAGCGGACGCGGTCACCAGCACGGAAACTTTGCGACGCATGGGAGCTCCTCCCAGAACGGCTCAGCCCAAGCAGCCGAGCAGCGGCACGCACACCAACGGCTCCGGAGGGGTCGAAGGCTTCGGCACCGGCAGTGCCGGTGTAGTTGTAGGCGGACGCGGAACCGGAGCAGCCGCGGGCGGCGCAGGTGGGCGAGCCGACCCCGGACCTGTCGGACCAGGCTCGCTGCCGCCGGCCCCGCCCGGCTGGCGGACAGCACCCGGAACCTGCCGCATCTCCTTCGGGTTCGCGGTGCACCCGTACGTCGCGCGGGCCGCCTCCACGTCAGCGTCACGCGGCTGCAACCGGTCCAGCACCGTGCACACCAGCGCCGACACCTTCGCCTGCTGCGCGTCGCGCTTCGCGTTCGCCTCAGCGGCCAATTTCCGACGCTCCGCCAGGTCCTTCTCCAACGTCGCGAACCGCACGTCCGCGTCGTCCGACGCCCGGTGATAGGCGATCGCCGCGCCGACATACGCGGCAGCCGCCGAACATGTCGTGATCGCGAACACGAACGCCGCGAAAATCTGCCACATCTTCCGCTGCGGCTGGTGCAGCACCAAACCCGGCTGGTCAGTTGCCACCGGGTGCAACTCCTCGTCCACCTCGCTACCGTGACGAGCCATCGCCGCCGTCCCTCCGCATGTTGTCCGGGTCCAACCCAGCTGCGAGCACCTCAAGGCGGAGCCTCGCGTTCGTCTCCCGGTACCGGTCCCGCTCGCCCGTCATGGCCTCGAGCAGGTGCGTCAACTCCGCGACCTTCGAGTCCAACGCGTTCAGCCGGGCGTGGACGAGCTTGTCGAACTCCGTCTCATGGTTCGTCGCAGCGGTCCGGAACGTCCCGCTCAGCGCGAGCCCTCCGACGATGACCGTCGCCGCCAGTGCCAGCGCGGCGGGTAGCACGTACTGCAGGATGCTGTCGCCGCTGGTGGCTTCCGCGAGGGCTAGGACAGTTACCCACACCAGCTCATCTCCTCGACGGCGGTTTAGCGGAAGGTGTCGTGCGGGCCAAGATCACGGAAACCACGGCGATGAACAGCAGTTCCCCGACGCCCAAGTTGCCGACCTCGCCGGTCACGAACCACGAGCCGACAATCCCGAACGTCCACATCGTGTACCAAGCCGCGACCGCTCCCAGGCAGCCGCGCATCAGGATGTACGGGTTGCCCGCGCCGCCGCGATGCCTACCAAACGCGTACAGGGTCAGCATGAACAGCACAGCCAGCGGCGGGCCGTAGCCGCGCATGCCCCACGGGTTCACGTTGCGCAAGAACGTGAAGCTCACGCTGGCGTATCCAGTGTCGGGAAACGCGAGGAGCGACACCGCGTCCCAGCCCACGACCAACACGATCAGGGCGGCGACGGTGGTCCGCCACGCGTAGTAGCCGGCGGCGCGGCGCCAATGCCCCAACGCCTCACCTGGGTCGCTCATCTCGCCGGCCCGGGCATTCAGGCGGGCGGCTCGTTGTCGGCGCTGCCCAGCGCCGACAACAGTCGGTCAAGTTTTCGCTCCACTGCGGCGAGGCGTTCCGAACTGGCGGCGTCGGCGCGCTCGGCGATTGCGGCGACCTGCGCGTCAGTAAGGGTCAGCGATGGAGCGGGGCGCCCCACGAGGTCGGCCACCTTTGCCTGCACGTTCTTTTCCAAGACCAGCGCGATCCACGAGTCGCCGCCGATGCCGGACTTGCCGTCGTAGTGCTGCAGCAGCGCGCGGAGGCTCACAACGAGGTCTTCGGGCATGTCATCTCCTATGGCTTGCATGGCTGGCTTCGAGACGATAGGCGGTGCGATGCGCCACGGCCGGATGTCGTCGGCGCGGGCGTCGCCGACGACGCTCAGGTGGCCATGGTCGAAATGCTTGTCCTTGCCGCCGTACGGCCGCCACGTCCACGCCGGGTAGCCCGTGACGGGGTAGCTGGAGAACATCTGCCCGCAGGAGATCGCGTACTTCACCCGCGGGTCGCGGCTCAGCCGAATCTGCTCGAGCACCGCCCGGGGGTCCAGCCGGTCGGCGAGGGGGAAGTCCTTCGCGCACACCACCGCCGTCTTGCCCAAGGTTGGGTAGATGTGCGGGTAGTGCTCCGAGGTGGAGTTGTGCGCGAGGTCCGCGATGGTGCCGAACGACGTCGCGGGCGCTTTGGGCGCGAGCGGCCGTAGCTGGTTGTGAAGGACGATGAGGGACTTCGCGACGCGCCACGGCCCTGTGTAGCCCACGGCGAACCTCCTACTGGTTGGTTGAAGGTCGCCGGTCAGGTCGACTGGAGCGCGATGGTGCCGTTGCTGTTGTACAGAACCCAGCCGGTCGGGCCGAACGTGGCCAGCACGGCGTTCGTGTCGCGGTGGACCAGAATCAACGTGCCGCCGTCGATGGTGATCGAGCCGCTCACCGTGGCGTTGCCGAGCCGCGGCGCCCGGTCCAGCGTGCTGATGCGATCCTCGATGGCCTTCAGGCGCCGGGCCAACGCGTTCTCGTCGTGGGGTGGGGTGATCGTGCTCATGTCGCCGCCTGACCGAGCGCCAACGTGACCTGTTCAGCCCTGCCCGCCTGGCCGGGCACAACGGACCAGCCCGTGACCCGGCGCATCTCATCAATTCCGGGGCCGCCCGACACGGTGGCCGGGTGGTACGGCGACGTGATCCGCAGCCGCGCCGGCACACCCAACGGGTACTCCCCGAACGCCGGCGACGCATCGCCGAACAAAGTCACGGTCGGCACAGTCGACTCGCCCAGCCCGGCCCGCTGCACCTCGGCAGTCCGGATCACCAGCCGGTCGAAGCTGACCTCGTCCTTGGCGGAGAACACGCCCTCGAAGATCGGGAACCCGGCGGCCAGGTCGTCGTCGTCGACCACCTCGTACAGCAGCATCGCCGCCCCCTCGCCCTGCCCAATGCCAGTCAAAGCGTTCGGCGCGCCGGTGCGGTCCTCCGGGTAGTCGTACAACGAGACACTGCCCGACGGGTACTCCAGCACGATCGGGTCGATGGTGGCCGACATGTGCGGCGCGGCCAACACCATTTGGTGCGTGAACACGCCGTTGGTGTCGCGGTCCACGACGATCGTGAACTCGAACCCCGGTGGCTGCGCGGCCAGCTTCGTGATCTCCGCGAGCATGTTGGCCCGCTCCTTGCCGACCCACGCGCCCGTGTACGACTGGCCAGACATGATGTCCGGGTCGACCGTGATGCGCAGGTCCCCGTTCGTCTGCGTCGGGAGCAGGTACAGAAACGTCCTGACCACGTTGAACATGTCGTCGCCGACGAACGACCAGTCGGACTTGATGCTGCGCCGCCCCAGGTAACTTTCGAACGTGGCAGCCTCGATGCTCGCGCCCCGCCCGTTGTTGATCGGTCGGCGTTTCGTGACGATCCCGCCCCACACGAGGGTCCGCTCGTCGCGTTCCACGTACACGGCGGTGTGGTCGGGGACGGTGGCGCCCGCCGCGTCCACACCGCCCAGGTCGGTGAGGTCCAACGTGCACGACAGCGCACCCACGCCGTTGAGTCCGCTGCTGAACCGGTCGCAGTTCACCGGCAACTCCTCGATGAGCGCGCCGCTCAGTAGGTCCGCGAACAGGTACCGGTAGGTGGCCACGGGTTACGCCTCGACGAGTGCGGTGTTCGTGCCCAGCCGCAGAACCGTGAACTCGAACGGGTACCCCGTCTGAGCAAACATCGTCATCGACGACGCGGCGGCGTTGCCTCGTTGCAGCAGCACCGCGAACGTTGCGCTCGTCTGGGCTGGGCCCGTGACGTACGTGGTGTCGATGACGGCGAGGCCACAGTAGTCGTTGTCAGGCAGCGCCAACGGGGTCGTCGCCTGCAGGTCTCCGTTGGCGTACAAGCTGACCAGTGCCGTGTCGTTCGTGACCGTGGAAATGACGCGGGCGTTCACTGTGACCCGGTACGCGGTCGACACGGCCAGCGCGACGCCCTTGCTGAACTGGGTCACGGCGGTCGCGCCGGTAACGGCGGCGAAGTTGCCGCTCACGCGGCGCTTCGAGTAGATGTGCGTGACCGCGTTGGTGGCGTCCGCGAGGCGGAGGTTGGTGGTGCCGTTGAAGTGGTACGGCACCGTGGCGGTGGGCACGGTGATGTCGGCGTTCAACTGCCCAGGCGGCATCGACGTGGGCGCGGTGCCGATCCACGGGATAGACCCGCCCAGCGCGGCGGCGAACGGGCGACGGTCAGCCACGTTGCCCGACGTGATGCTCGAAACCCCAGCACCCACGTTGACCTCGGCCAGCGTCACGTACGAACCGTCAGCGGGTAGCGCCGGAGTGCCGCCTCCAGGCGTCCCAGCGATCACGACCGGCGGCGGTCCGTCCCGGTCGTTGCCGATGACGAGGGCGTCGCGGACGCGGGCAACGATCAGATCCTTACGGACCAGCGACACGTGCGACGCGGCAATCGTCAACGTCGTCACGTCGGCGAGGGCGTAGCTGTACGCGCCCTGCGCGGAGGTGCTCGACCCCTGGATCACGGCCATGCCAGGGTTGACCTTCACGGTCATGTTGGGCGTGCTCTGCGCCTGCACCAGCAGGTCCGTCTGCGCCGCGGTGCCCTTCACCCCGGACCGCACCCCGAGCGGGTTCGTCGACCCGGCGAACACGGGGCTGACCGTGCCGAGGCGAAGTTCCTGCCCCGTGTAGGCGGGGACGTTCACTGACGCGTCAAGAGCCCACGGGTCATACGTCGGCATGGGATGGCCTCTCCGTCGTCGTCAGCCGGGCACGGTGAAAGCCGCGGGCGCAAAAGACGACCGCGGGATGGGGTTGAAGAGGGCTAGCGCCAGGCTGAGCGGAACCGCACCGTCGCGGAACCCTCGCCGTCGGCCGCCGCCAACTGCAGCTCGTTCACGCCCGGGGCAAGCTCCCACCAGGCCGAACCGTGCAGGATTGTCGACGCGCGCGACGTGATGCCGTTCAGGAGGACTGAGCGGCGGTCGAAGTCGAGCACCACCCACTCGCCGCCGGCGATCACCGACGTCAACGCCATCGTTTGCCCGGTCGTCACATTGGTGATCTGAGGGTTCGACAGCGGACCCGAGAACGTGATCACCGGCCGCGTGCCGAACGTCCCGCCGTTCGTGACCGTCTCCGTCGTTGAGGATGACCCCACCGACACGATCGAGAACGGCACCGAGAACGGCACCACCAAACCGCCCACCGGGTCGGCGGGTGCGGTCATCGTCAGGACCGTCTCCGACGTGGAGTAGCGGCGCGGGTCCGGGGCGACGAGGGACATCTGCCACTCGAACGCCGTCTCGTTCAGGTCGGCAACCTTGGGGTCGCCGACGATGCGAACCATGCACTGCCGGGTTAGGCCCGACGTTTCCGTCACGACCAACGGGTACAGCGAACGAAGATCGGAGCACAGCGAAACGATCGTGTCCCGCGCCAGTAGGACCAGGTCGGTCGTTGGTGCGAGCGTGACGCCGCTGATGGTCATGGTGCGCGGCCCGAGGTACGACGGTCCGTCGAACCCGCCATGGTCTGATGGTCGCTCCGTCGCGCCGGTCCGCATGGAGGACCCGCCCCACCAGCCGTCGAACCCGGTCGCCCACCACTCCGTGCCGTTGTAGTCGACAGCGTTCGCGGCCCAGTCGTCGAGGCGCAGGTGGGCGGCGACAAGTGCTGTGGTTGGCGGCCGGTACGCGGACAGAGCAACGAACGCTTCGGGGGAGACGTATACCCCTGCGGGGATCGGCATGTGTCACCACCGCCCCGTCATCGCATTGCCCAGGCGAGTTCGCTCTTGACCTGCTGGGCGATTTCGCGTGGCGACTGGTCCGAGCCGTTGACGTTGATGTTGACGGTGGGCCCGCCACCTCCGCCTTTGCCGCCGGCGGCCATGCTCTTCAACTGGTCCTCGGTGAACACCCACTCCGTTTTGCCGGTGCCGTTGTACGCCATGGTCAGGCCTGGCGGGAGCGGCCCGCCCTGGTCGTAGGCCCAGTGGATGTGCGCGTTGGGCTCTCCGGGTAGGCCGTGGTTGGCGAGCAGCGACGCGGAGAACCGGTGGTACTGGCCGTTGTAGATGTTGTGCGCCGGGTCGAGCTTCGAGATCAGTTCCTTCGACCTCGACCCGTAGTTCGACAAGATCCAGTCGAAGACGTCCTTGCGGGGCGGGATGTCCACGGCTCGGCCTTTGCTGTGCCACGACGCGTTGCCCGAGCTGGTGACCGCGCCTGGGCGTAGGCCGGAGTACAGGGCCAGCCCGGGGAACGCCTGGCGGAGCCTGCCGATCTGCCACGCCCAGCCCGAGCCGGTCGGGCCGATCGGTGCCCCGGGCGGCGCCCCGGACGCGGCTCCAAGGGCCCGCATCGTGCCGCCGCTGCCCTCAGTGACCCGGGCGAGCATGCCTTTGACCAGGCCGAGCATGCCGTTGACGAGGTTCTCCGGCATGTTCGCGAGCATCTTGCCCAGGTCGCCGTACTGGCCCAACTTGCCGACCGCGCCCTGGTACTGGCGGCGCAGCCACGCGCCGGGGTTGGCGACCCCGTCAAGGACCGACCCGACGATGCCGCCGACCGCGAACCCCGGAATGCCCATGGCCTTCGCTGCGCCGGCCACGCCGCCTGACCGGGCCGCCGCGTTCCACTCGTGGATTGCCGATGGGCCCAGGGCGCGGGTGACCTCGGGCCGGAGGATCGCCTCGCCACCGCCCACGGCGATGAGTTGCGTGTCCCGCCCGGGCGTGTAGCCGGGGATGACGCCGCTGTACGCCGGGGCGATGCCGCCGGTGGCGAAGCCCTGGATCTCGCCGACCGTGCCGACGCCGAACTTCGTGGCCAGGCTGTTGTAGCCGCGGATCAGCGGGTTGATGACGCTGTTGACGACGAACTCGACGGGCTTGCGGGCCAGTTCCTTCACGCCCTCCCACGCCTTGCCGATCGCGTCGACCCCGGCGCGGAAGCCTGGGACGACGTGGTTGCCGATGAAGTCGGCGAGGGCGGTGAACGTGGGCTTGATGAACTTGTCCCACACGGCGGAGATGGTGTCCTTGATGCCGTTCCAGATTGGGGTGATGACCTTGTCGAGGAGGAACCGGAACACCGGGGCGAGCACGTGGTCGATCTGCCACTTGATCGCGGTCCAGATGACGAGGATGCCCTTCCAGGCCAGGTCGATTGCGGCCTTGATGCCGTTCCACACGGGGGTGATCACGCTGTTCCAGAGCCACGTGAACACGGGGGCGAGAACGGCCTTGATGTAGATCTCGACCAAGCCGAAGATGATCTTTATTGCCGTCCAGGCGATGTCGATCGCCAGCTTGATGCCGGCCCACACCGGAGTGATCACAGCGTTCCAAAGCCATGTGAACACGGGGGCCAGCACGGTCCGGACGACCGTCTCGATGACGCCGAAGATCGCCTTGATCGCGGCCCACGCGACGTCGATGGCCAGCTTGATCCCGGCCCAAACGGGCGTGATCACGTTGTTCCATAACCACATAAACACGGGCGCCAACACGTTGCGGATGTACGCCTCGGCCAGGCCGAAGATCACGTTGATCGCAGCCCATGCGACGTCGATGACCGCCTTGATCCCGGTCCACGCCGGCTGGACGATGTTGTTCCAGAGCCATGTGAAGACCGGCCCGAGCACGGTGCGGATGAACGTGTTGATGACGTCGAACACGACCTTGATCGCGGCCCATGCCACGCTGATCGCCGACTTGATGCCTTCGAACGCGGGGACGACCGCGTTGTTCCGGAGCCACATGATCGCCGGGCCCAGCACCGTGGACACGAACGTCTTGAGCGCCTCGAACGCGGGCTTGATGACGTTGTTCCACGCGGCCACCACGACCGCGCCGATCGCCACGAACGCCGGCTCGATGGCGTTGTGCCACAGCCACAGCACGGCCGGCACAACGCCGTCCATGATCGCTGTCTTCAGGCCATTGAAGGCGGGCTTGAGGACGCCCTCCCACGCGGACACCGCGGCGGACTTGATCCCCGCCCACGCCGCGTCAACGAACTCCCGGAACTTGCCGAAGTGGTTGTAGGCCGCGATCACGCCGATGACCAGCCCAGCCAGCAAGGTGACGATCAAGCCCACGGGAGTGGCGGCCATCGCCGCGCCAAAGCCCTTCGTCGCGGCAGTCGCGATGCCCGCGCCGACGCTGTACACGGCAAAGCCGGCAGCGACGGCGGCGATCCCGACTGCGATCGCAGTGATCTGCGCCGTCGAGAAGCTGCTCAGCATGTCGAAGAACCCGGTGAGGCCAGTCAGCGCGATCGATCCGATCGGCGCGAGGCCGGTGACGATCTTTCCCACTACCTCGGCGATCTTCCCGCCGAGGTCGACGACCTTCGCGCCGTTGACCGCGATGTAGTCCAGGAACTTGTTGAACGACGGGTTGTTCGACAGGCCCGCCGCCCACGCCGCGAACTTCTCCGACATGCCCACAAGGCCGCCGCCGAACTTCTCCGTTAGCGGCCCGAACGCCACCATCAGATTCGCGAACGCCAACGCCACGTTGCCGACGACATCGCCCATGCCCTTCAGCGCCGGCCCCGCCGTCGAGCTGACGAACGCGAAGAACGGCTCCCACTTCGGTGACGCCAACGCCTCACCGGCGGACTTCGCCATGTCGCCCAACACCTTGCCCACATCGGCGACAAGGGCCTTCACCATGGGCAGCTTCGGTAGGAGCGCCTCAATGCCGGCCTGCACCCCGGGCAGCACCCCCGCCTCGGCGGTGCGCCGCAAGTCGTCGAACGTGCCCTTCAGCCCGAAGATGAACGTGGCGAACTCGCGCCCGGCCGGCGACAACCCCGCCATGGCCGTAGCCAGCTTGTCCATCGACGCCGAACCGGCAGACCCAGCGTCCTGCGACGCCTGCTGCACCTGCTGCTGCGCCGAAACAACCGCCTGCTGCGCCTGAGCGATGCTGAACGCAGCCTGCCGCGCCTGGTCCGCCTGACCACGGCGGGCGTCCGCAATGGCCTGCTCCGCGGCGCCGATAGTCGCGGTCGACTTCAACGCAGACTGCGTCTCGGCCTGCCGGGCGATCCCAACCCCCGCCTCGGCCGCGGCGATCAGCTCCGCAGACCGCTGCGCCTGCGCCGCCGAGTCGCTGCGCGCGTCGCTGACGCCCGCCTCGGCCTTCCGCACCCGCTCCGACGCCGCGGCGATCGTCTCCTGGGCGGCGAGAACCTGCTTCGACCCGTCGATGCCGGCCCGGTCCGACTCGGCCTTCTGCTCAGCAAGGCGCTGCTGCTGCACGCCCAGGTCAAGCACGCGCTGCTTCGCCTCGTCGTAGTTCAGCTTCGCCTGCGCCCGCTGCTGCTGCGACTCCGCGTCGGTCTTCCCGGCGAGCTCGGTGTTCAGCTTCGCGAGGGCCGTGCGCGCCGACTCCTCGTCGAGGGCGGCTTGGCGGGTTGCGAGAGCGTGATGCGCGATCGACGTGGCCAAGTCGTCGTTCGCCTGCTTGGCGGCCTTCTTCGCGTCGGTCAGCGCCAGGATGGAGATCCGCGCCTGATTCTGCGCCGCAGTCAACGACTGCTCGGCGCTCGTGACGGCCCGTTCCGACGACAACTGCGCCGACGTGGCGGTCCGCCGCGCCACTGCGAGCGACCGCACGGCACCGGCGACCCGCTCGGCGGCGGCCACCGCAGCCTGCGCAGCGTCGCTGCGCGCCGTTTGCAATCGCTGCTCGGCCTGCGCAACTCGCTGCGACGCACTGATCTCGGCCGACGCCGCCGAAGCGCGCGTGTTCGCCAGAGACGCTGTCGCCGACTGCGCCTGGGCCACCGCCGACGCGATCTGGCTCGTCTTGGCCGCGTTCGATGCGGCGGACTTCCCAGCCTCCTCATGCGCGGCACCCATCGCCTGCACGGCCTTCGTCACGCCAGTGAAGGCGAGGACGCCCACGCCGATGCCGATGCCACCCGCGACCGCCGCAGCACCGATCGCGGCAATCGCTGCTGTGGCCGCCGCCGCGACCGGAATGATCGCGGGGCCGATCGCCAAGCCGGCGGCGATGAGGGTCCCGATAGAGCCTGATGAGCCGGACGCCGCGGCATTGACCGCCCCGAGCTGCGCGGCGGCACCGCCAGCGTCCACGTCGACCCTGACCGTGGGGTTGGACCCGGCGAGCCGGGCCACCTCAGCCTCAACGGTCGCGAGTTGTGCGCTAGCCGCTGCCGTGTCCGCCCGGACCTGGATGCTCTCCGAGCTGGACCCGAGGTCGGAAAGTTCCCGATTGATCCGGCCAATCTCAGCGAGGGCCTGCTCCGCGCTGAGGTCGACGCCGATGCGCTTCGACTGCAGCGACTCGAGGTCCCGGCGGAGCTTGGCGACCTTCGCCTCGGCCTCCGACGAGTCGGCCGACAGTTCCACATTCGGGAGGGCTTTGATGGCACCGCCGATGCGCCGGTCGATGAGCTGCTCAAGCTGGCCCATCTTGGCCGTGTCCGCCTCGACCGGCACCTTCACCGGCTTTGAGGCATCGCGCTGGAACTCCGCGACCTTGCGTTTGAGTGCGTCGACCGCGGCCAGTGCCTTGAGCGAGTCGACGTTGAGCGGGATGTTCTTGCCCGCGGCCTTCGCCGCCTCAATGTCGCGGGTCAGCGAACCGAGTTGGCGGCTCAGCGCCGCCAGCCGGGTCTGCGCCTCGCCGGCGTCGAGGTCGACGCCGATCTTCTGGTCTTTCAGGGTGGCCAGGTCGGCGCGGATCGCCGCGACCTTCCGGTCGATCTTCGACGAGTCCGCGTCGAGCTTCGCCTCGGGCAGCGCCTTCAACGCCGACTCGATGCCCTTGCGGGCTGCGTCGCCAATGTCCTTGCCGACCTTCGCGCCGCGCGTGGTGGCCGCCGCCGCGCCGGCCTCAACGCCCCGGGCGAGACCTCCCGACACCTTGTCCTGAAGCTGCCGGCCAACCGCCGCGCCGATCTCGTCGCCGGCCTTGTTCGCGCCGGGACGTGCCTGTGCGACGAACTTGTCCCAGAACGCCGTCGCACGGGGGTTGATCTCGACGTACACAGTGCCAACGGATGCGCCTTCGCCGGCCACAGCGCACCCCCGGACCTATGTCACGTCGTAGCCGTGGAGGCGTGCATGTTCGAGCGCGATCGCGCGCAGGGCGGCCTTCGCCGCGGAGTCGGCGCTGCGCTTCGGCTTCGAAGTGGAAACGCCCGGCCGTGGCCACGGCTTCGGCGGCTTCATGTCGCCGCCGTTGGCCCGGTTCAGGATGTACGCGACCTGCTGCAACGCGTCGATCTGCGCCGCCTGCAGCATCGCCGTGTGCGACCACCGGCCCCGGCCACTGCGGGCGTCGGCGGACAGCTTCGCCAGCTCGTCGTCGGCCAGCGCGTCCGTGACGGCCGTCTTATACGCCGACTCCCCGGGCAACTCGTCCAGGAGGTTCATGCAGCGGCGGTACGTCAGCTTCGACGCGCCGCCCCCCGGCCGCCACAGGTCGCGCAGGTCAATGCGGTAGTAGTGCTGGAGGTCAGCTTCTATCGGCCCCGCGTGCGCGCCGAGGCGCGCCGTGAGGCCCGTGATTCCCCCATGCCTTGACCGCTGGCTTCTCCCCAGGCTTCGAAGAACCTGTCGGACTCCTCGGTCGTCGGGTCGAGCCTTGCCCAGGCGCGGGCGTCGGCCGGCGACAGCGTCCCGGTGGCCCACAGCAGCGTGTCGCCGCGGGAGAACAGGGCGTTCTTCGCGGACGCGCGCCATCTGGCCACGGGCGGGACAGTGATGTCGGCGTCGTCCTCCTCGGTGGACAGGGTGACGACGACCGACCCGTCGTTCTCCTCCGCCTCGACCTCGGCCTCGAGCCGGTCCAGGTCCGCAGTGTCAGCAGCACCAGTGGCGCCGCGTGCCGCCGCCATCAGCCGAGCGCCGGGATAGCCGCGAACACCTGGTACGTGACGCCGACCGAGTTCGGGTACGCGGACAGCGTCACCTGGAACTCGATGCGCTCGCCGTTGGCGATGTTCAGGTCGCCCTGGTCGGTGACCTCGACCTGCGGGAAATAGAACCTCAGCCGGTTCGTGCCGTCGATCATGTCGACCACGGCCGCGTACAACTGGCGGGTGTACGTCCCGGATGTCACCTCGAACACGCCCGTGGAGGCGGCTGGGGTGATGGCGGTCAGGCCCTGGCGGAAGAACACCGCGGCCGAGTACTGGTTGAGTTCGGCGTAGGTGACCTCGATCGACGTCTTCTGCTCGGTGACGAGCGTCCGCTGGATGGCGGTCGAGCCGTAGATCTTGAAGTCCTTGGTGCTCGTCTCGTTCTTGATCGAGACGCCGGCCTCGGTGAGCCCGCCCATGTTCTTCCACGCGGCGGCCAGCGCGGTGCCGGAGTCGACGGGCGCGGTGGAGCCGGTCGGGGCCATCCACAGCAGGCCCGTCCCGTCTGCTCCGGCGGCCGATATGCCGGCGAGCTGCAATTCGTTGTCAGACACGGTGGGCCCTTTCTCGGGTACGAAAAAAGCCCCGGCCGTGGCGGCGCGGAGCTGACTGTGCGGATGTTTGGTGTGGCTGGCCCAACGTGGGGCGGTCAGGGTGGCGCGGGCGTTCTCAGCCGACGCCGGTGTACTGGTGAGTGCGGACCTGGTAGGAGCCGCCGAAGCGCCAAACGACGCTGCGCGAGTCGTACGGCAGGCGAGTGGGCGCGGACAGCGTCTCGACTCGGAGCACGACGGCGCCGCCGAACATGTGGCCGACCAGCGCCGTGCGGATCGCGGTGCGGATGGCCCCGGCGTGGAGCTTCGCCCCGGCCAGGGAGTTGGCGTAGCAGTCGATGTCGACGCGGGCCACGTCGATCGTGGGTGTCACGTCGTTGCCGCCGAACCGGTCGATCGTGATGACCGGGTCGGTGCGGAGCAGGTCGAGGAGGTTCGTGGGGAGGGTCGTCGAGTCGGCCTCGACAACGTTCGCGTAGCCGAGGACCGTCTTGTGCCAGTCGATGAGGAGGTCCGGCACGTCAACGAAGTTGCCCACGACGCCCCCGGTCCGTTGATGTCAGATGAGGGCGGCGAGCGCCTACTTCGTAGGCTGAGCGGGCCCGGCCTGCCCTGTGGCGTTGGCCGTTGCGGACGTGGTGGCCACGCCACCCTTGCCGGCTTCGGCCTGCGTCTTCGCGCGCTGCTCCTCAATGCTGGCGGCTATCACGGCCTTCGTGTCGCCCGGTGCCACCTCAACCTCCAGGGCGGCGGCCATCTCCTCCAACTCGGGCTTCTTCAACGACGCCAGGTCGCCGGCATCGAGCGCCTCGTCGGCCCTCAACTCAACCGCGTGGCGCTCCTCGAACTCCGCCACCTCAGCGTCGGTGGGCTTCCGGGCGGTGCCGTCGTTGAGCCGCATCCGCGCAACCTGCGGGTCCACGTCCACGACGCGGTTCATACGGTCCAGGTCGGGCCGCATGCGGTCCTCGGTGACGGCGTACACGCTCCAGATCAGTGCCATGGCGGCGCTCCATTTCGATGATTGGTCAGATGCCGCGTGCGGCGATGGTGTCGACCGCCCGGCCGAGGGGTCGCTGCTTCTGCATGTACTTCGTGCCGAACTCCAACGCGAACGCGTAGACGTAGTCGCCGCGCCGCACGTCGTTCGACACCCGCGCGTAGGCCACGCCGCCTCGCACCCCGGACGTCACCGTGAACCCGCCGCCGGCGACGCCCGGTTTCCCGGGCAGCCCGAACGCGTACGCGCCCGTGTCGACCGGGGCGATCCGTTCGGCCTCGATGCGGATCAACTCGGCGCGGCGGTGCAACTCCCCGACGATGAACGGCGAACCCAGCATGTCGTGAATGCCGGCGCGGTCTTCGACGAAGTCAACGGCCACTACGCGCCCCCGGCTCTACAGCAGGTGGTCGCCGTACGTGACCGCCGGGGGGAATGACCACACCGGCATGGGCTGCCCGGTGGCGTCGCCGCTATCCGGCACGCCGGGAACGGCGGGGTCGTCGCGGGTGATGGCGACGTTGGCGCGGTACAGGTCTTCGCGGGCGTCGTATGCCAGTTTGAGTAGCGTCGCCGCCGAGTTCAGGTCGTCGGCCCGGTCCGGGTAGGACTGCTCGATCATGCCCGCGGTGCGGAGCGCGGCGCACTGGGTGGCGAAGGTGTGCAGCGACGGGTCGACTGTGCCGACCCGCACCGTAACCCACGCCTCGGATTCCTCGATGAGCCGGCCGACCTGCGTCGCCGTTGGCCGCGTGGTCGTGTCGAACGTGTTGAGCGCATCGCCGGAACCGTCTGCGGCGCCGACGATGGTCCGCACCGGTACGTAGTCGGCGACCTGCGGAAGCGTCGGGGCCCAGACCGTCATTTGCCGACCCGCACCTTCCACGTCGCTGACACGGGGTCGACCGCGCCGGCCGTGGAGTTGTACAGCCTGATCGTGACGGTGTTGGCGGCTGAGACACGGGCCGTGGCGATGAGTCCGGCTTCGAGGGCCGCGGGCGGGCCGAGGTCGACCAAGTCGCCGCTCGCGGCGCCGGTAGCTGTCACGGTCAGTTCGGCGTTGCCGCCGGCAGCGATCGATGGGAAGTCCAACGTCGCCGAACCGAAGATCACCCCACCACGCACGGCCGTGGTCACGTCACCAACCGCGGTGTTGGCGGTGGCGATCACGTTGGGGCAGGAAGCGTCAGCGTCAACGAAGTGGAGCAACGTCGTCTCGGTGCTGTTGTTCCCAACGATCGACCAGTTCGCGCCCTGGCTTGTGGTGAAGGGGTCGCGGATGCGGATGTTCGAGTACGTGGCTGCGGTCAGCCCGGTGTGTACGCCGAACACGTTGCCGGCCACAACCCAGTTCTTCGCCCCGTCGGCGATGATGTCGTGGTAGTTGCCGGTGCGGATGAACGTGTTCCCGGTTATCGTGCCACCGTCGGCGCTGCCACCGGCGCCGATCTGGATGGCCCCCAACGGGCTGCGGTCAAAGTTGTTGCCGTGAATCATGGTCGAGTTGACGTTGAGCATCTTGATCACCGGCAATGTGGCGTTGGTGCTGTAGAACGTATTGCCGACGATCTTGATGCCCACCGTTGCGCCGGTTGACTGCTGGTCGATCCAGTTCAGGGGGCTTCCGGACAGCTGCTCGGCAAAATGACAGCCGATGACGCTGAGGTAGCCGCAGTCATCGCGGAGCAGCAGGCCCCGCGCAGCGTTGGCGAACGTGCAGTTCTGGAACGTGTTGTAGTTCGACACGCCGGTGAGGCTTGCGCCGGTGCTGAACGAGGATCCGAAGGTGCAGTTGGTGAAGCGCACCAACTCGGCGTTGTGCAGCGCCACGCCGGTGGCTGGGTTCGCGTTTGGGGCGAAGAACACGCCCTCGATGTCGACGTAGGTCAGGGACACGATCGAGTTCGTGATGTTCATGATCGTGTTGCCGACCGCGACGGTCCGGAGCGTCGCGCCGGGCCCGCTGATGCTCAACGGCGGGGTGCTCGTCGCGCCGCCACCGTTGATCTGGATGGTGCCGGCGATGTTGTACACCCGTGGCGGGACCAGGATGGAGCCGCGCGTCGTTGGCCACCCGGTGGCCGTGAGTGCCGCCTGGAACGCCGCCGTGTCGTCGGTGGTGCCGTTGCCGACCGCGCCGTAGTCCAGAACGTTGTGGACCTCGGAGCCCTTCGTGACCTTCAACGCGATCGCGGTCGCCTGCGCCGTGGACACCGGCTTGTTGGCGTCGCTGGTGTTGGTGACGTTGCCCAAGCCCACCATGGTCGACGTGACGCCCGAGACCGTGCCCGTGAACGTCGGGCTGACGATCGGTGCCTTGAGGTCCAGCGCCGCCTGCGCGGCGGTCGAAATCGGCTTCGCGGCGTCGGACGTGTTGTTAGCGTTGCCCAAGCCGACGTCGACCGGGTCTAGGCTGACCGTGCCGACCTTCCCCGCCACCGAGGTAACGACCACGCCGGGCGTGGGGAGCTCCCGCCAGTTCGCCAGCAGCGTGGCGTCCGCCGCGGTCAGGAACCATGCAGTGCCGGTGTCGGCGCGGATCGTCCAGTTGCCCGGCACACCGACGAGCGCCAACATCGTCGGCTCATCCGCAACCCCGCCGAGAAACGAGCTCAGCTGCAGGTCTTCATCCTCGAGCAGCGCGGCGAGCGTCGCCTCCATCACGTCGAGACGGTGGTCCCGATCGGCGCGGACCTCCGACACCGGACCGCCGGCAACCTGCACGTACAGGGTGTCCACGCCATCCGGTCCCCAAAACGGCGGGATCTGGGAGTACGAGTTCACCGTGAGCGTCGAGTTTGGGATCGCCCCACCGGGCGTGAGTGGCGTCGCACCGACGTACTCGGCGAGATCTGCCACAGCCAAAGCCTGGGAGTCTGTGTAGAACACCGCAGGCGCACCCGCGGCCGACGCGAACGTAGAACTGACCGTCCATACCGTCATTTCGACGAGGTCGGAGAACAGGTAGCGCGCCACAGCCGCCCCCCGCCGCTTGGTCTGGGCACAACAGGAACCGCGTGGCGGGAACAGCCAAGGCGGGCTTAGAAGTAGGTGACGACCAAGCAGAGGCCCGGCCCTCCGGCACCACCGGCGCCGGAGCTGTTGCCGTTCAGGGCTGCACCGCCACCACCGCCGCCAGCGCCGTACGTCCCGCCGAGCCCGCCGGTCTGTGCGTCCGTCAGGATCGACGCTGCGCCGCCCCCGCCGCCAGCACCCGGCAACCCGGACCCGACCGGCTGGGTGTTGCCGGCGCCCGGCGAGGCGCCACCGACAACACCACCTGACGCGACCAAGGTGCTGGTACTCGCCGACGTGCCGCCGTTGCCGCCGTTCGCTGGGATGTCGGCCGAGCTGATGCCGCCGCCGGCACCGCCAGCAGACGCGCCGAACACGCTCGTCGCCGAAGCGCCGGCACCGCCGCTGGCGGACGCGGCACCGCCGGCACCGCCGACGCCAGCGTTGCCGTTGCCGTTGCTTCCCGCCGTTCCGGCCGCCGCAGTTCCGCCGCCGCCGCCGGTGGCGTTCAGCGACACCAGGTGCGTGCCGAACGACGTGACGCCGCCGGTCGTGCCCGCATTGCCGCTTGTGTCGTTGGTCGTCACGGCCGCGCCGCCGACACCTGCGGCGCCAACGGCAACGGCAACCGTCGCGCCAAGGTTCGACGCTGCCAAGACGGCCCGGGTAACGCCGCCACCGCCACCGCCACCGCCACCACAGCGGACTGTGCCTGCCGCGCCGCGACGGCCAGAACCACCGCCACCGCCTGAACCGATCGTCGTCACCGTCACCGTGACGGCGCCGACTGGCTTCGTCCACGTCCCGGCAGCGGTGAAAATCTGCACGTCGGGGGAACGTGGAGCCCATCGGACGCCGTCAGACTGCGTCGAGTCCGCCACAAGGGCATACCCGTTTGCGCCGACTGCGCGGCGAGCCACCGTGTTGTCTGCCGTGCCCACTATGAGGTCGCCCTTGGCGTCGACTACGTTCGGCGACAGGACCGTGCCGGCAGTGGTGCCAGCCGGCTGGCCCAGGAACGTGAACTCGTCGGTCATAGCCCACTCACCGAAATGGTTGGGGTGCCAGCGGACCGGACCCGCACCTTCGAGACGGTCCCACTCGTGCGGTCGGCGACCACGCGGGAACACAGCACCGCTGGTAGGGCCTCGTTGCCGTCCATCGAACCGGCCACGGGCCCAATCGCCGCGTCGGCCGCGTTGAAGTAGATGATTGCGGGGTTGGCCAGCACAGTAATGCGGACCTGCCCGTAGTTCTGGTCAAGCGTGAACACCTTCTCGGTGTCCGCGACCAGCGTGAAGTGCTGGGGGTTCGCCACAGCGGGTGCGCCCCTTCCATGTCAGAGCGGCGGGGGGAGGGGTGGAGTGGCTGAGGCGCCCCGAGGCCAGCGGCCGTCGAGGCGCCCCGCGCCCGGTTGTTACTTGGTGTCCAGGAGCTTCTGAAGCTCCGCCTTGCCGGCCTTCACCGCGTCGTCGTACGAGTAGCCCCGCGCCACAGCGGCCTCAACCCACACGTCTTCGCCGTGCGTGCCCTTCGGCACCCCGCCACTCGCGGCGAGCTTCTTCTGCGCCTCGGTGCGGCGGGCGTCGAGGTCGGTGTCGACCTTGACCGGCTCGCCAACGCCCGGTTCGGCACTGGCAACGGGCTTGCCGTCCAGCCCGGCCCGAACGTCGCCGGCCGTGACCGACCCCACCTCGTGCGTGCCAAGGGGGGCGCCACCTACGGCCGTGATCGCGTTGACCGACAGGAGGTGCTTGATCTCCGCGGGGGTGGCCGACTCCGGGACGAACGCACCCTTGTACAGCAGCTGCTTCTGTGACCCGCCGATGCCTTCGACCGTCACATGGGCGCACTGCCCGGTCACCTGGTACTTCGTCATGTTGAGTCCCCTCACGTGCCGGTGATGCGGACGCCGGCGGTCGGGTCCTGAATCACCGGTACGCAGATCCGGCGAGCCCACATGTCGTGGGCGTCGCGGCGGGCGATCCGCTCGACCTGGACCTGGATGCCGTTCGGGGACACCGCGTACCCGGGGTCCACCTCGACTTCGTCGGCCATCCCGCCAAGCGTCCGCGAGTCGATCAGCCACACGTCGTTTAGACCGCCGGGCAGGTTCCCGAGCGACGTCTTCGCGATCTTCAGGCCGTTGAACGACTCGATCTCGCCGCCGTACACCGGGTTGTCGGAAGCCTCGCGCCGGCGCAGCGACGCGACCTTCTCGTCGGAGGCAAGCTCCGCGTACCGCTCGCTGGACATCAGCATCATGTCCAGCTCGTGGCCCAGCTCCAGGTCTTCGACCTGCGCCTTCGCCTTTTCCAGGTCGCGGAGCATCGTCGCGGTGGACTGGTCCCACGCCGCGGTCGCCGGGTACGTCGCCGTCACCCGCGACGCGATCGCGGCGATCGCGACACGGTCAACCTTGCGGCGAACCGTGTTCGTGACCTTCCGCAGCGCCCAGTCCACGGATCCGTACATGGGCAGAGTCCGCTTGATGCGCTCGTCGGTAAGCCGGGTCGCTTGGCCCCACTTGACCACCGCAGCGATCGCCGCAGTGCCCGTCTGCGGGTTCGCGAAGGGGTACTCGGCACCGGCTGCGATCGCCTCGACCTCGCGGTCCGTGAACAGCGGCTCGTCCTCGGTGTAGGAAACGGCGCCGCCGGTCGCCCGGAACCGCGTCGGCAGCAACAGGTCCGCAACGAACTTGATGTCAGTGAGCTCCTTCAGCCGCCGCGACAGCGCCGCCGGGGAAAGGAGCAAAGTGTGAATAGTCTGCAGCTGTCCGGAGAGACTGGCCGGAGGCAGTGGATAGGTCACGGGCGGTACACCTCAATTCGTGGGCGCCCGAAACCGGGCACGGGAAAGGCCCCACGCACGCAGCCGGAGCGTGGGGCCAGGAAATGTGCAGAGAACCTGAGGGCGGCACCGGAGCGCCTAGATCGCCATCCACTCGACGGCCGCACCGTCTGCGGCGGTCGTCAGGGCGATGCCATCGACGGCCCGGGCGTTGTTGATGTCGCCCGCTACGGCGCCTGCCGCTGCGGCAATCGTGGCGACCTTGCCGGCGTCCGCCGAGGTGATTTGGTCACCTGCGGTGATAGCGCCGGCCGCCAGGGAGATGTGAACCGCACCCCGTCCGTACATGGTGTAGTCGGCGTTCACGGCGGCGTCTGTGGCCGCGACTCCCACGTACTTGGCCTTCGTTGCTGCGGTGGCCGGGGCAGTGGTGCCCGACCCGGATACCGCCACGCGCTGGCTGCCGGTAACTGCGGCCGATGCGCGGGTGGTGATGCTGTCGCCAGGCATGTGCTTCGGCAGGTAGTCACCCATGATCAGACCCCCGCACCGAAGACAGCGGCGTACAGGGCGTCGTCAGAGGTGCTGTACGAGTCGCTGACGCTTCCGGCCACGCCAGACGGGCCAACCGGGACAGCTTCGCCCGCGGACTTGGCGTTAAGGATGTCGGCGACAACGTCGGGGGCCTTGTCGTAGCGGGCCTCCCACGCGGCGCGCTCGGCCGGCGCGATCTTGCCGCTGTTCACCACCGAGTCGAACAGGGCCGCCTTCGCGGACACCCGCTTCTCCTCGCGGATCTGGGCGAGTTCGGCCGACATCCGCTTCATCTCCGCCGCCGCTTCCGGGGGGAGTGCTGCGGCGATCGGCTCGGAACGAACGGGCTCGGTGGGCTGCGGCGCGGGCACGGGAACCGGGGTCGGCTCCGGTGCGGGAGTGGGTTCGCTGGGGCTCGGCTCGACCGGGGTGCGCTCGGCAACGGCGGCGAGGATCGCATCCTTGCCGGCGTCGTCAGGCAGGCCCAGCCCGCGAGCGATATCGCTCAGGTCGGACACGTCATCCTCCATGGGATTGGGTTCGGTGGTGATGACCGGCTCAGTGGCCGGGGAATTGGGGGCACCCTCTGCGGGTGCCGGTGAATCGGTGGCCGGATCAGCGGCGGACTCGACTGCCACGTTGGTGGCGTCTGGCAGGCGAGGCGCTGGCGCGTTGTCGCGGCCCGCGTAGTTGAAGACGCTGAAGTCCCAAGCGTTCTTCGCCGCGAGGGCCCCTTCGGCGCTCTTCCTGACCGCCTTGTCGTCGACCTGCACGCGGTGGGCAAGACCCGCGGCCACAGCCTCTTCGGCGGAGTACCACGTCTCGGCGCGCATCGCTTCACGCCACACGGACGCTTCGCCGCCAGCGCGGGAGGCGTAGATGTTCGCGAGGTTGTCGGACAACCGGGCAAGCTCGTCCTGCATCTTCGCCATCTCGGCTGCGTCGCCGATGCACATACCGCCGGCGTCGTGAATCATCACGGTCGCGTGGGGAGCAATGACCCGCTCGTCGCCAGCGACGGCGATGAACGAGCCCGCCGACGCGGCGAGGGCGTCGACATACGTGGTGATGTGCGCGGGGTGGTTCCGGAGAGCCTGGTAGATGGCCAGGCCGTCGAAGGCGCTGCCCCCGGGCGTGTTCAGGTGAACGTCGATGCGGTCGGCCTTGATTGCCATCAGGTCGCGGACGAAGTCCTGCGCCGAGACACCGAACCAGCCGATCTCGTCGTAGATCCATACCTCTGCCGCGCCGGTGCCGGCGAGATTCTGGATCTTGTACCAGTCGGTCTTGCCTTCGCGAAGACGTGCCATCGGTTGCGCCGTCTTCAGATGGGACTTATCCACGGGGCTCCTTCCGGAGTTGGTACGTAGGTCCACCGCTGCGCCCGAGGCAGTCAGAGGGATGTCGGTGCCGTCGTCGGCGAACACGACTCGCAGCCGGTCGAACGTGATGGGGCCGGTGCGGTCCACCAGGTCGGCGAGCTTGGCCAGGTCGTCGGTGTAGATGAGCGAGACGTGCGCAACCCACGGCGCGTGCTGCTCGGGCATGGCGTCGTCGGGGGCGGCTTCGACTACGGCGTTGTGGAAGTCGTCGACGGCTTGGCCGCCCACGCCGAGGACGATGCACGTGTCGCGCTCGTCGCTGGCCGGGTTGAACACCGACAGGGCGAAACCGTCGCCGTCCACCGTTCCAGTGCCACCGAGGGTCCGCATGGCGTCGAGCAGCGCGGACCGGGCGTCATCGTTCCAGTCGGCCGCGTCGCCGAGGAACAGCAGCGTCAGGTGCAACTCTTCGACCGGCAGACCCTCATCGACTGCGAGGCGCCCCGCGTCGGCGGCAGTAGGGATGAGGGCGACCATGCCCTTGGTCTTCGGTTCCGCCATGGCGACCCCCTCAGTCCCAAGATCCGATAAGTTCGCCGCGACAGCGGAGGCCGCCTTCGCAGGCCTTGAACCCTGCGACGGGGTAGTCCTTGAGGGCGTCGGCGAGCGAGTCGTAGCGGCGGCCGTCAACCTCGGAACATTGATCACACCGCGCCTTGTCGTTGCGTTCCGAAGCGAGAAGGCTCGTCGGCGGTGCGAGCTCGAACACGGCCGTGCGGCCCGCGTTTTGCGCCGCGGTTAACGCCGCGCCCAGGTTGTCGACCGCCCAGCCCGATTCCGACGACGACATGTCGTCGAGCACCGCGCGGATCTGCTCCGCGAGTTCGTCCGCCGTGGCCGACCCGCCCGACACCTGCAGCGCCCTGCGCGCCGCAGCCGACGAGTACCCGTTGGCGATCACGCCGGCCGTAGCCTCAGCGACAGTGGAGACACGCTCAGCGCCGGGCGTGTCCGGCAGGTCCACCGACACGCCAGCGGCAACGGCGACCGCGGCGGTCGCCAGGGCGGTGCTCGTCGACAGCGGCTGCATCGCAGCGCCGATAGCGGCAGCCACCCCGGCCAGCACGGCGGCGGACACCACGAGGGTGCCCAGCGCGCCCAAGTCCTCAGCATCAGCAGCCGCAACGGCCTGCTCGGTGAGATCCTCAACGACCGGCTCGGCAATGTCGGGCCACTGCTCGCGCAGCTCATCCAGGGCCGCCTGCCACTCGTCCTGCGACGAGTCCTCAGCAGCCGCGTTGAGGGGAAGTGCAAGCTGACCGGCCGTGGCGCCCTTCCTGCTCGCTCTCCGGGCGCGCAACGCCACGGCCGGGGCATCAGGACGTCGCCGGTTCGCGGCGGCGAGAGTGCCACCGGCCACGCTCGGCGCCGGCTTCACCATGTCCTCGCGTTCCGGCAGGCGGTACTCGCGGCGAATCCACGCCTCAAGCGCAGGGTCCGCCGACAGCGCACCGGAGGAAAGGAGCTGCTGCAGCGACGTGGCGGTCACCTCGCGGCGAGAACCGACCCCGGCAACCACCACGCGGGGGACGGGGACGTCGGTGCCCCAGTTCCACTCGACGATGCGGGCCGCGATCTGCCGCGTGGCCTCAGAGGCGATCTGCTCGCCCATCGATTCCAGGGCCAGCGTCCAGGAGTCGATGAACGCCTCGCCCAACGCGCGGGACCCGCCATTGCTGCCCTGCCCCAGCTCCAGGTGCGGCATGAGCATGGCTTTGCTTATCTGCGCGTCGAGCCACTTCAGGAACGACAGCGTGTCCGGGATCTGCCCGTCCAAGCCGAGGATGCGCATCCGGAACCCGGGTGGAGCGGAGGCACCGGCGGTCTCGCCGCCACGCGCCGCAGACGCCATCCGCTGCGCTTCCTGCATCTGCCCATCAGTCGGCGCTGTGCCCGGCAGCGCCTCGTTGACCGGCACACCCGACGACCAGCGCCGGTTGGCGGTGGCGTGGACGCGGATCATCTCGCGCTTGATCAGCCACGGCAGCCAAGCCGCGCGCAGCAGCGAAACGCCCGCCCAGTTCGAGCCGGCCTCACGGTCGCGGCAGTGCCACACCATGTCCCGCGCGGCGATCTGCGGGGCGCCGTCCTTGCGTGCCTTGTCCTGCGTCACGCCCAGGAACGCCCCGGTGATCGGGTCGCCGTGGATCTGCGTGATGGTCTGCGGCGGGCGCTCGGCCAGCACCGCGAGGCGAGCCAACCCCGACGACATATCCGCGCCCAGGGCAAACCCCATGTGCCCGTACCCCAGCGTCGCCGACAGAGTGACGCGGAGGTACTCGGCCCACGACACACCCCGGGTCCGGGCCGCCGTGTGAGTGTGCACGCCAACGATTGGCAGGTCCATGTCGTCCGACACCACGAGGGTGTGCGCCGGGTCGACGCCGTGCCCGTCCAACTGCCACGACGCGCGGTGCAACTGCAACGCGTACCCCGACAGGCCGGCATTGATAGCCGAATCGCGGCGCATCGCCCCGTACGTGTGCACGCTGTTCGGGTGCACCAAGTCGACCGGGGTGTCGGCGAAGTACTCGTCGAGGAGCCCGCTGAAGTCCGAGTCGCTGACCCTGCCACCAGGTGTCGTCGGCGGCCGGAACGAGGTGGGGGCGGTCACAGCTAACACCGCCCCACACCGCTAGGTCTGCTCAACGATTCGACGGGTGGCGCGGTCAGCGGTACAGCTCGTACGTCACACTCGTCGGCGACGAGTAGTTCACCACCGCTTCGGCGGTCGCGTTCGACACGAACACCGACGAGGGCTTGATTCGCTTCGTCGCACCGGCTGCCACCGTGAACAGGCCGGCGGTCTGCGGCGACACGGTGGCGTTACCTGCCGCGGTTGTGCCGGGGTCGACGATCGTGACGGTGATCGAACCGCCGGAGCCGTTGTGCACCTCGAGGATCGCGCCGTTGGCGATGTCGCCGCCGGAGATCCTGTCGCCGTTCGCAACGTTGGCGGGGGCGCTGAGCGTGGCGGTGTTGCCGAGGACAACGGCGGTGAGCAGAGCCATGAGGTGCCTCCTGCGGGCATGGTGAAGGGCCGGCGTGGGGGCCGGTGACAGTCGGTCGGGCTAGAAGGACATGTTCATGAAGTCCGGGCCGTCGTCCTCGGCCGGGCGGGGCGCGGCGGGCTTCGGGACGGGCGGAACCCACTTCGTGACGGCCACGCGCACCGCGTACGAGCCCACGTCCACCTGGTCGTCGTGGGAGCCGTTCGGGAACGACGCGTGCTCGGACACCCACTCCTCAAGCCACGACGCCCCTGCTGGTAGCCACACCCGGCCGGCTGAAGCTCGCGCCGAGTAGGGCAGGGCTCGGGAGAACTTGTCCGTCTCCGCCTTGAGCGGCGTCACGTGCAGGCCGCTACGGGTCGCCTCGGCGGTCAACGTCATCGAATGCTGCGTGGCCTCAACGAACGCGGTGTCTACGCGCCACCGCGCCGCGAGCGGGCGCACCAGGTCGAAGTGGTTGGCCTCGCCGACCTTCGCGCGGACCCGGTCCAGCAGGACAAGGTCACCGTCGAGGGTCAACGCCCACGCCGCGGCGACCGTGAAGTCAGCCGAGGTACGCGTCGAAGCGGCGAGGTCGACGGTGATGAACCGCCAACACTCGTCGACCGGCCAGACCCGGCCAGCCAAGTCGAGGCGGTCTCGGCGCCCGTCCGCCGGGGCCGGGGTCCAGTACCGGAACCACAGCCGCTTGAACAGGCCGCCCTCGGCGGGGGCGGGGCGCTGCTGGTACAGGGCGGCGAAGACGTACTCGCCGACATCGTGGCGGATCTTCGCCCAGTCCCGGTAGCCGCGGGCCGACACCATCGGCTCGCCGATCGCCCGACCAAGCGGGTCGTCGGGGGAGTCGCAGATCGCCGGGATGCGAACCACGTCCCAGTTGGCACCCTCGTTGGCGAGGATCTGCATGATCGGCTCGGACTCGTGCCACAGCGTCTGAATCCACGTGACCGTGGTGTGCGGCGCCATGCGGGGAATGAGGACACCCTGCCAGGTGCGCATGCCCCGGTCGCGGTACTTCGCCGACTGCGCTTCCTCGAGGTTCTTCAACGGGTCATCGACGAGTATCCGGTCGCCCGGTCGGCCGGTGATTTGGCCGCCGACGCCGGCGCAGTAAACGCCGCCCTTGTGCCCTTCGAGTTGCCACCTGCCGGACGCCCTCGAGTCGGCGCGGAGGCGCAGCCCGAGGTCGACGGTGCCCTCGTCGCCGTTGTACGTTTCGAGTGCCCGTTTGATTTCCGCGCCCCAGCGCAGGGCGATCTCGCCGCTGTAGCTGATGATGATGATGCGCTGCTCGGGGTCGTCGAGGAGTAGCCACACCGGGTACCAGTAGGAGCAGAGGGTCGACTTCCCCTCCTGCGGTGAGAGGAACACGGCGAGGCGCGTCCGGCCTTTGCCGTCGGCTTGGGCCACGAGCTTGCGGTTGATGAGTTCGAGCGCCGGGGTGCGGACCATCTTCGGGTCGAGTTCGCACGCCAGGTCGAGGGGTGAGTCCCAGCGGCGCGGCCCGACCGGTTTCGGTGTGAGCGCGGCGGCGAACGCCTGCCAGCCGGCGCGTTCCCATTCGGTGGGGGTTGCCGTCATGGCGACCTCCGTCAGCGTGCGCCGCCTTCGTACGGTGCGGCGTGCCCGGCTTGGATGAGGATGGTGGCGAGGTCGCGGCCGTCGGCGAGCGTGATGTCGCCAAGGGGTCGCCCGTACTTGTCGAGGCTCTTCGACGTGAACGTGACGGGGTCGCCGATGGTGAGCAGCGTGAGGACGAAGTCGCGGGCAGCGCGGCCGGCGGCCGTGTTCAGTTCGGGGGCGTTGCAGTGGCCGAGGCGGCAGTTCTCCACGCGGTACGTGTACCAACCGAGGTCGAGCTGCATCCGCAGGGAGTCGGCGTCGATGACCCGAAGGACGACGGCGGGCACGGTCCAGGTCGTCACGACCGCCGCCTTCCAGGGGGTCATCGGATCTGCCGTCTCCACATCAACGAACGCACCGCGCGCAGGCTGCTCGCCGCCGCCCGCACCGCGCGCAACAGCCCTGCCGGGACAAAGGACGAGCGCTGCCCTTTGAACCCCTAACGTCTGCTCGATCAGCCCGACTCAAATTCGATGAGACATGGGAGGCTGTCGATCGTGCTCCCCGGAGCGCAAGGGGCCCGCCGCGTCGATCTTTTGCCACGCCGAACGTGCCGACGTGGCCCGAATCTCTTCACTAGGAGGTGCCATGAAACGTCTCATCGCTGCGGTACTGACGACGGTTGCCGCGATGGCTTTGGTCGTGCTGCCAGCGAGTTCCGCTTCCGCACACCCGAACGATCACACCGTCGCGGTGTCAGGAAGTATGTACATCCACGATTCGGACTTCCAGGGCTGGGACGACGAAGACGTCTCGTTCCACAAGCTGGTGGTGGTCAGCGGCGACGCGCCGGTCGCCACTATGCGGTTCCAGGGGTGCGCCGACGAAGTACGAGTGGTGCTGGACGTGACCGTCGTCCACGAGGCTGGCGCTGGGCGGGTGAACGTCACGACCCGAACCCGCCTGTACGAGGGTGCCAGCTGCGCCACCACCGACCTGGACCAAAGCGACACGAGGCACCTCGTAAATGTGGGAATTAGCGCCCACGATAAGTGGACCACGAGGTCTGACGGGAACTACGTGACGGTGAGAATGACTGTTACTCACCGCGGCTGCCGCCCTGTCCCGTGGGATGTTTTCCCTCTCTGTTCACCGTCGCCGACGGTGCCGTGAACCTTCTCGTCGCTGCGGCACTGACGGCGCGCTTCACCGCGGCGTCCGTGTCTGCGGCAGAGGGCTGCGCGTGGACCCAGATGTGGACGGGACCCGTCGGCGTCGGCGCGATCAACGCGGCAAGCCGGGTGCGGAAGCGGCTGATCACGGGGGCCTCCTGCGGTTAGAGCGAGTCGTTCGGGTCGGCCTTGCGCATGCCGAGCGTTGACTGAATGCCAGCGGCGGCGGCGAGCCAGACGGCGACAATGGAGAGCGCGTTGAGGTTTGCCACGGAGTCCATCCAGAACGCGAACGTCAACCCGCCCCACACGATGGTGCCGGCGAAGACGACGAGCCACAGCCGCATCCACGCCTTGCCCGAGCCGAGCAGGGGACGGCAACGGTCGCGGAGCTTCACCGGACCGCCCTTCGCCCTGAGTGCTGCTGCGGAGCTTCTCACGATGGCCTGTCGGCGTTCCCTACCTCAGCGGCGGGTACTTGCGTCAAGGGTCCGAGGTCTACGCCAAGTTCGCCCAGAACCGGCCGGGCTTGGGCATCCCGCTCGGGCCGCTGGCGAAGTGCTGCAGTGACGACATGCGCTCAAGCTGCTGCCCGTACGGGTCGCGCTTGGCCGCGTCGCTGCTGACGTAGACGACGTTGATGCAGGGCGTGTAGCCGCCGTCCGTGAACGGTCCGTGGACCACGGTGACCAGCCCGACGTGCTGCTGGTAGTGCTCGTCTACGACGAGGACCGGGTCGCCGGGCGCAACGGGCTGTGGCTGTTCGCTGTACTGCCGTTCCATCGTGATACCTCCGCGTTTTCCCGGCGGCGGTGTTGCCGTCGGGCCTACCGCCGTGGGCGGTGGTCTGCGGTTGTGGTGTGTCGGGCTACCGACCGAGCGAGTTGGGCCGTGGCCGCACATGCCGCTGCTTGGTCGGCGAGATCGCCCGAAACAGAGGGAGCGGTCGTTGCGGCCACGGCGACAATGAGACGGCGCATCGAAGCACCACCCCAGACTGAGAGCGGGGGGTCGGGCGCGGCGGAAACCCCCGCCAACGCCGCGCCCGACGATCGCCCCCGCAGGCACACCCGAACAGCAAAAACGCCTCGACCCGGTGAAGGTCGAGGCTCAGGTCACCGAAGTGACACTCGTGGAACTGCCGTGAGCGTGACAGCAAAACTACCGTCTGTCAAGGTCAAGCCGCGGAACGCGCCGCGGACCCATCCCGACGGCGACGCTCATCGACCGCGCGGGTCCTCGCCGACCGCATCCTCGCGTCCGCCGACCGGTGATACCGCAGCACATGCTCCGCCAGAACGTTGACCTCGTTGGTGTCAACCCACCGACTGCCGCAGGCGATGCACGTCGCCGACGGGCCCTTCGACGGATCGACCCGCGCCAGGAGGCTCCCCATCGCGCCGCACTCCACGACCGGGCACGGGGCGTTCAAATGCCGCGACGGGGTCTGCCAGCCGGTGATGACTTCCGCTTGTCGCTGCCACGACTGGAGCTCGGCTGCGAACAGACACTGCTCGTCGTACGGGCGCGAGTTGGCCACGCCGACCGAACCGCGGATGTAGTCCTCGGCGGTTCGCCGTTCACCCTTCACGCCCCAGGCGATAGCCCGCCACCTTGAGCCGTGCTCAATGGAGGCGAGCAGGGACACTGCGTCGATGACGACGGGCACCGACTCGGGGCCACCCTCGCCGCCGGCACCACCGTCCACGCCGGGCTCGGTTGCCTGTCGCAGTTGCTCGATGAGGCCGGGGACGATGGTCCTGTGCGGGCGGAGATGCTTCCCGTCTTCGTCCACGCCGTGCCGCTGCTCGGTGTTCTCCCGGGCGTCGCAGAGCGCCTCGGCCGCCGTAGTGATGTCACCGAACAGGCCCACGGCATCCGCCCCGTTTTGTCGCTTGACCGTTTGGTGCGGATCGTACATGAGCGGTTCACGTTTTCGCTGGTCAGCGACGTGGGGCTATGTCGTGGCGGCTGAATGTGTGCATGGCCTGATGTGGGTGTGGCTACCGCGGACCGTCGTCGCGGCGTGACGCGTACATCTCGCCGAGCTTGTGCGCCGGGTCGCGGAGTAGCGAGTGTCGGCCACGGTCATAGCGGCGGGTGGTGCGCGCGTCGGCGTGGCCCATCGCGTCCTGCACGTCCTCAAGCGCGATACCGGCCTCGCGGGCGTTGGTGGCGAAGGCGTGGCGCAGCGAGTGCGGTGACAGCCGGGCGGCGGACGGAACCCCACCGGTCCGGGCGAGCCTGCGGATGAGGCGGAAGATCGACGGCTCGTCCATCCGCTTCGGTGTTCCGTTCTTGCCGCTCGTCGCGAACAAGGGGCCGGAGAGGTCGTCGATCTGCACGCCCTCGCTGGCGGCCCGCGCCACCCGGTACTCGTCAATCGCTTCGAGCGCGTGGGCGCTGATCGGCCGTTCGCGGATCTTCTTACCCTTGCCTTCATAGCGGATGGTGCGGTAACCGCGGTTGTGTCGGAGGTTATCCATGTCGAGCTTGATGGCTTCGCCGACGCGCAACCCGAGATCGGCAAGAAGCCTGAGCAGTGCCCGGTCGCGCACTGCCGACAATCGGCGGGCGGCGAGGCCAGGAGTAATGGGGCGGGGGTCGGCAAGGCGGGCTGCGGCCACGTCGTCGGCGGCGTCCAGGAGCGCCCGCACCTCGGCCTCGGTGAGGCCCACGGTGGCGGACGCGTCGCGGTCGAAGGAGGGGCGGTCGACGCCGGCGCACGGGTTGGTCGTGACTGCTCCGTTGGCGACGAGGGTCCGATACCAACTCGACACGGCGGACAGGCGTCGGGCCGCGGTGGACGACGAGCCCGTGGCCTGGATATCGGAGAGGTAGTCCGCCACGTCGGCGGTTCGGGCGAGTGCGGGCTCGAGTGGCTGCCGTCGGGCGGCGCACCAAGCTAGATACCGGCCGAGGTCGTTGAAGTACTCGCGGCGGGTGTGATCAGATTTCCGCGACTTGAGCCATGTGAACGTGAGCCGGCGGACGTTGTATGGATCGGCGGGGTCGGCGGACGCCAGCGAGGGCAGCGCGGCGACGGCTGCCATGATCTCGGCTTCCTCGCTGAGCGGTGCGCGCCGGACGGCCAGCTCGGTGCCGGTGGGGACCTCGATCGTCATGACAAAATAGTACAGGATAATGACCCTTATGCTGTATCAATTGCCGGTGGTCGCTCATGGCCGCCGCCCAGCCTGCGTCGGGTCGCCCGGCAGGTGCGGCGACTCCACCACGGCCAGCACCGTATGGGTTGGGCGGTACATCTCCCGCATTGCGCGCATTATGTCGTGGACGGAAGCAGCGCGGACGGTACGCCTGTCCCACCAGGTGCGTGGGCCCTGGGCGAGCACCTCGTCCGACTTGGTCCGCCGTCCGTGCCACCGCCGCTGGCAGTCCTCGGCAGCGAACCACGCGGACAGGCCGCCGGCCGGGATGGGCTTGCCGCACCCGCAGGCGCAGCGCTCCTCAGTGGCAACGTCGATGGTGGCCAGGATGTCGTCGGTCACCGGGGACGCCCCCTGGCATCCAGCAGGCCGAGGACTCGGTGGACCGTGGAGGAGATCGCGTCCCAGCAGCGGACCACTAGCGGACGCGTAGACGGAACAGCCGCCAGGAGCGCACCAACTGCGAAAACCGTGAGCACGACGAGAAGTTCACGCATGGGCGCCATTGTCGCAGCGAGGGCCGCCGCCGGTCATGACGGCACGCCCTCACGGTTGCGGGCGTGGAGCGCTCTCCCTCATGCCGCATTCCCTTCGATGACGAGCCCGCCTGCGTACCCCTGCAACTGCAACTCCACGGCGATCGCCTCCATCGTCTGCGCCCGCAACTCTTGCGGAACCCCGGCCCGGTCGAGGGCGCGGTGCACCATGCCGGCCATGGCCGCGCCGAACTGCTCGGCCATGCGTACCTGCCGTTCCGCCAACCCGGCGGCTATGGCGATCTTGCAGAAGTTCGCGCACCGGTCCCGTTCGCGTTCCTCCAGCTCGACCATCGCCCGCGTGTACTCGCCGGTCGGGACGGCGCCGCCGTCCTCGGTGGCGGCGAATTTCGTTGAGGTGAGCGCCTTGGTGATGTCGCCGTCGTGTTCGTCGGCGAGGCGTTGCACGGCGGCCGAGTACGACGCGACGCGGCGCGACGATTGGGCGACGAGGCGGAGGAGGACTGTGCCGGGGTCGACGGTTTCGTCGTCGAGTCCCCATCTCGTGACCTCGGCGCGAACGGCGGCCTTGGCAACGACTTGGGGGGCGTTGCCGCCGTGCTTGGGGCAGACGGTGGCGCCGCGGTTGGGGTAGCGCATGCAGGGTTCGGTGTCTCGGTGGCCCCTGCATCGCGTGTGGATCTTGGAGCATTTGGCGCAGTTATACGGTGCGGCGGCTCCTCGGGTCGCGCCGCTCATAATGTTGAGTCTCGCACGCTCAACCCGGTGCGTGACGTGCCACGCCACACCCTGACCGCCACTTCGGCGAGCACACCGATGAGCACCATCGCCCCGGCTAGGGCAAGTTCGTGCAGCAAGCCCTTCACTCGTCGCCGTCCTCTGCGCTGGTGGTGCCCCACACGTCGGAGGCGCGGCCGGGGATGAGCGTGAGCCCAACGGCGGAAGGGGCGAGGCAGTAGCCCTTGGGCCGGTGGGCGTCGAACGTGGAGACGCCGGTCGTGGTGATGTGGCAGGACCCGCAGTGGCAGGTGCGGCTCCCGGACCACCGTTCACCGCAGGCGGCGTGGCGGTGGGGCAGCGGCGCAGGGATGGCCGTTGCGACCCCCAATGCTGACCCGTGGGCGTCCTCGGAGGGCTCGGTGGTCCACAGCGGCAGGGGCACGCTCTGATCAGGCATTATGGGCTCTCCTCGCTGGTCAGGGCTTGGTCAACGTGCCGGTAGTCGCCGACGAGCGGCACACGCCCGACCAGACAGCCGATGCTTGCCGCCCGGTCGTGGGCGACCTGCTCGTTCGTCGTGGCGTAGGGCCAGCCGCCGCCGGGCTCGACCACGAGGAACAGGTCGCCGAGGATGTCCGCGCGGTGCGGGGCGCTCATGCCGCCTGCTCGCATCCGCAGTGGTCGCTGGGCGGCTTGTGCCCGTACCCGGTGTCCTGGTGCGCGTCGGGGTTCTGGTGCCGCCACGTCCACATGTCGTCGATGGCTCCCCGGGCGGCGGCGAACTCCGCCTTCCGCCCAGCCTGGAGCAGGAGCCGGGCGCGGATCGACAGTGCGTCAATGCCGATCAGGTCGTCGGCGTAGACGGTGCAGCTGGGGATCGGATCGGCGGCGGTCATCGGGGCGCCCGCTGGCGGCTGGTAGCCGCTTCGCGCTGGCACGCGCCTTGGTTGGCCTGACATAGCCACGAGAAGTGGCGGTGGCAGAACTCGCCAGGTTGGGGCGGGCGGGGGGCGCTGTCGGGAGTCTGGGTCTGATCGGTCATGTCGTTCTCCTCGCTGGTCGGGTGATGCCGGGTCATGCGGCGTTGCGCAGGTGGGGCTCGAGGCGGTCGAGGATTGGTGGAATGACGGCGCTGGTGATGCCCCCGATGTGCCACTCGGTGATCTCCTCGACCGGGGGCGCTTTCGGGCCGAGGTAGTTGCGGCCGTTGGCGTAGTTGTAGACAAAGGCGGCGCCAAGGTCGCCGAGGTCGACCTGCCACTCGGCGTCGCTCTTGAATTCGTCCCACACCTGGGACGGGCCGAACGCTGCGACGAGCGCGGCGTACGAAGCGCGGATCTGGCCGACGTACATGGTGCTGCTCATGGGGTCTCCTTCGGGCTTGGTCAGGCGGCTTGTCGGGACGCGCGTGGAACTCCGGGGCAGCCGGCCCGGGTCGGTGCGGCGCCGGGCTTGTAGTACTTGCACCACGAGCACGGCTTCGACGACGAGGCGGGCACGAACGCCCAGCCGACGTCCTCGGTCTCAAGGGCGAGGTCGGGGATCATCTGCTTCGTGGCCGCGAGCCGTTCGAGGGCCGCGGTGGCGACGCCCCGGTCGTACGGGCGGGTCCATTCGCGGGACAGACGGAAGTCGTGCGACGCCCGGGCGAGCAAGCACAGCCGGACCCAGCGGACCTCTTGGCCTGCGCGTTCGTAGCCGAGGCCGTAGATGTGCGCCTGCGTCTCGTACTCCGGGCTCATGTGCAGGGGCAGGCGGGCGAGACTTTTCTCTCCGACGACCTTCCAGTCGACTACGCACGCGTTGTCGGTGTCGTACGCGTCGCAGCTGCCCGACAGGTCGTCGGCGGGGTGGACGCGGTTTTCGACGAGCCAGCGTTGCCGGCCGAGCCTGACGTTTTCCGCCTCGAGCGCCTCGGCGATGGTGGCGTGCACGGCGGTCCCGACGAGCGGCGCCCAGGGTAGGCGCGGGTCGGGCTTGGTGGGGGTGTTGAGGAGCCGGTAGGCGAGGGCGCGTTGGCATTCGACGCCGACTTCGGACGGGCCGAGCGCGGTCTGCTTGGAGCGGGGGCTGTTCGCTTCGTGGCGGGCGAGGATCTGTTCGAGTTCGACGATGGTCGAGGGTGGCTGGTTCATGCGGCCCGCCTGCGGGTGTGCTGGCGGGTGAGGCGGTCGGACACTTCGGCGCGCATGGTGGCGCTGGCAGGGTGGATCATCTTCGCGGGGTCGACGATGACGCAGACCCGCTCAGCTCGAGACGCAGCGGTGTACAGCCACTTGGCGGCGCCGCCTCGGAAGGCGCGGGCTTCGTTGACGACGGCGACGCGGGGCCACTGGGAGCCTTGTGCGGAGTGGCAGGTGACGGCGTGGGCGAAGGTGGCGGCCACGGTGTCGCTGTCACGGTCGGCTTTGGCGGCTTCCTGCCCGTCTTGGTCGGTGAAGCCGCGCTGGTCGGTGAGCCACACGGCTTCTTCGCCGGTGTCGGTGGTAACGGTGAGGCAGTACGCGTCGTCGGCTGGGGTTACGGCGGTGATGGTGGCTTGCTGGCCGTTGATGACGTTGAAGGCGGGGTCGTTGCGGAGGCACATGATGCGGTCGCCGATGACGGGTACGCCGGCGGGGTGTCCGTGGCTGGCGCGGATGGCGTTGATGATGATCCATCGGGTGGTGCGGCGGCCGACGATGATTTGGTCGTAGCGGGCGAGGTCGGCTGGCTTCCAGGGGGCGGTGGTGGCTCCTGCGGCGCCGTTCCAGGGTGGGGTTGGGTGGCCGTTTCGGAGGGCGGTGGCGAGGTCGATGATGGGGGCGGTGTCTGCTCCGCGGTGGATGGTGGTGAGTTGGGCGTCGGGTGCGCCGGTTCGCCATCGTGCTGGTCCGTTGACGGGTGGGAGTTGGTAGGGGTCGCCGAGGGCGAGGATGGGGATTTGGTAGCTGGATAGGTCGGCGAAGGTGCGGTCGTCGACCATGCTGGCTTCGTCGAGGACGATGAGGTTGGGTTTTTTCCCGCCGAATGCTTTGTCGTGGGGGCGGGGGTTGAAGAGGGGTTGTTGGCGTACGCGGTCGATGGTTCGTTCGAGTTCGTGGGCGCGGGTGCTGCGTGGGTCGAGGGTGGCGAGTTCTTTGCGTAGGGCGGCGAGTGTGGTGGTGCGTTCGCCGGCTGGGGCGTAGATGGCGGCGTGGATTGTGGTTGCTCCGTCGCATCCTTTGGCGCGGAGGACGGCTGCTGCTTTGCCGGTGGGGGCGATGTAGGCGGTGGTGCCGGGGGCGCAGGTGTTGGCGATGTGGTGGACGAGGGTGGTTTTGCCGGAGCCTGCTGGGCCTTCGAGTCGGTAGTGGTTGCGTCGGCGGGTGCGGTACCAGGTGGTGGCGCTGGTGATGGCGTGGGCCTGGTCGGGGGCGGGGTTGTTCATCGGGTACCGCCTGCCGATGTGGCTTCCTGGTTTTTGGCGTGGTGGTAGGCGGCTGCGAGCGCCCAGGAGCCGGTTTCTGCGGGGTCTCTCCAGGTGCGGTGGTGGCGGGTCCATCCCTGGCTGAGGAGGTAGGCGGTTCGTTCGGTGTCGCGGGGTGTGGGCATGGGGGGTCCTTGTCTGCGGGGGTTGGTGAGGGCGTGGTGGGGCTGCGGGGGATGGGATTTCCTATCCCCCGCCATGATCGTTAAGTGTTTGCGCAGGTCAGGGTGGGTAAGCCATCGACCGTGCGGGTGATGCGGGGTTGCGGGGGCTGATCCCAGCCCTTCTCTACACGTAATGAAAAAAGTTGTGCATGACATATGGGCGGTATCAGGCACGAACCATACGAAACCACCAGTACAACTTTTTGCTTCTTGTATGCGTTGGACTAAAAACATCGTTCTAATACCCGCAATACCCGCAGTATCAATGGATTTATGGCCTTGACCTGGGGTTATAGAAGTTGACCTTGGCGGGGGATAGACACCAAGATCAAACCCAATACCCGCAGACTGCGGGGGATAGGCAAAACCTGCGGGGGATACGCACCCGCTAACCCCCGCGGTCACGACGACACCCCCGGCAGGGGCATCTCAGCCGGAGGCGCGGGCGTCACCGAGTACGACCAGACCTTCGTGTGCGGGTCGAAGTAGCCGTTGAGCCGGTACCCGCCACGGAACCGGCCCCGCTCGGCCGTGAGCATCTTCCCGAGGCCCTGCGCCGACGGGACCTGCCCGTCGCGTTTGCGGACCAGGAACGTGCCCTTCCAGTCGTAGTTCATGGCGTTCATGAGGTCGGGCATCGCCGAGTCCCGAAGCTCCATGGTCTTCATGACCCGGTCGCCGAACAGCTCGTACCACCGGGCGTAGAACGCCCCGTACGTGGACTCCTCGTCGTCCGCCTCGGTCAGCCCAGCCCGGTTCGACATGAACCCCGGCTCCTTGAGCCAGCCCAGGAACCCGGCCGTCGCCGACGCCCACGGCGTGAAGCTCCGCATCGGCGCTTCGATTCGCGGTGCGCCGGCAGCGATCCAGCCGCGCATGAGCACGAGCAGGTGGAACAGCAACGTCGCCCTGTTCTCCGGCTCTTTGAGCCACTCGTCGAGGTCGCCGAGGGCGTACTGCGAGGATGGGCGCAGGTCCGGGTCGGGCATGTTGGCGTCGAGGCGGATCAGGACCGCGCGGGATGGGATGTCCCCGCCGATCGAGATGGCGTTGCCCGTGACGAACCACGCCCGGTCGTTCGGGACGCGGGCGCTGACTGACCCGCCAAGGATGCGGTCCGACCACACCTTCGCGGTGAGCAGCGCCGCGAGGGTGGGCTGGTCAACCGCCTCGGCCTTGCCCACGTTGTCGAAGCACACGACGGCGCCGCCCTGGTCCACGAGGATCGACGTGATGGCCTTGCGGAGCTCCACGTCGTCCGACACCCACGAGCGGGTGTAGCCGCTGTAGATCGAGGTCATGATCTCGGTAAGGAGCGACTTGCCGGTGGATGGCGACGCCGCGTCAACGGCGAACAGTGGGAGAAGCGCACCGCCGAGGTAGCCGCGCATCAGGGGCGAGGTCAGGGCACCGATGTAGTTGGCGCGGCTTGGCCCAACCCACGGGAAGTCGCGCAGCAACGCGTCCATCAGGAACGCCTTCGCCGCTTGCAGGAGTTCCCGGCTGGGCCGTTCGGGGACGTTGGCGATTGGCAGCTTCGGGGAGTAGATGAGCGCCGTCACCGGGTCGTACCCGGGTTCCTGGACGAGCGAACCGTCGGGGCGAAACACGGGGGCGGTGACGATCCCGTTGAGGGGGCGGAGCCGTGGCCAGTGGGTCGAGGCGAGCGCCGCTGCGGCCACAGCGTCCTTCGGCATGGCCTCGACCTCGACGAGTTCCGATTCCCCATCGGGGAGTTTCCGGTTGCGCATCTCGTAGGTGAACGTGTGCTCGGCGAGGAGCCGGGCGAGGCGCTTCTGATCGACGGTGACGATGACCTGCGGCGGCACGTCCTTGTCGGTGACGTCGCCGCTGGGTGTTTCGACGGAGACGACGGCGCCGGCCCGGACGTACGTGTCGGGGAGGACGTTGTCGTTGATGGTGGCGGCGATGGTGCGGATCGATTCGGGATCGGCGCCGAGCTGGACGCGGGGCAGCCCGCGGCCGGCGGTGGCGTTGTGGACGCGGATGCGGTCCCGCGCGGCCTGGGCTTTGGATTCCTTCTCGGCTTTCTCCGCCTGCTTGGCCAGGAACCGCTCGTGGCGTTCCCGGTCTCGCTTCGCGGTCGCCGATTCGGGCGCCCCGACGGGCGGGACGAGGGTGAGCGCGGCGGCGCCGGGCTTGTCGCGGTTGGTCATGCTGCCACCGGCCGATGCGCGGTGGTGCCGTAGCCGAGCCGGCGCAGTTCGCGGGCGGCGGAGGCGTAGTCGCCGCCGAATTCGAGCAGCGCGTACGCGCCGAACTTGGAGTACGACTCGAGGCCGAACGGCACGGAGCTGGAGAAGTTGCGGAGCCGGTCGGTGCCGAGCGCGTTGGTGGTGGCTGACACGCCTTCGCGTTTCCCGGGGCGCCGCCAGTACCCGGTTTCGCCGCGCTGCCCGGCGAAGGTCCAGTCGTGGGGTTGGAGGATCTCGGACCAGTTGGCGCGGCGGTTGTAGTCGTCGCCGGGGCTGACGCTGCCGTCGTGTGGGCGTGGCCGGGCGGGGCGGATGGGTGCGATGGGTGCGGGGTCGAGAAGGTTGCGGACGGCGGGCCAGTCGATGGCCTCTTCGTGGTCGCTGGTTTCGATGACTTCGTAGACACCGTCGTAGCTGTATTCGGCGCAGACGACGTGGGATGGGGGGAGGAGGACGTAGCCGCCGACGGCTTTGAGTTCGAGGGCTTTGTCGCGGCCGACTGCTCCGCCGCGTTGGTTGGTGCCGGCGAACCACATGTGGAGGCCGCCGCTGGGGGTACGGATGGTGGCGGATGCTCCGCGGACTAGGCCGGCGCGCCAGGCGGTGCGGAACAGTTCGAGCCCGGCGCGGCCGTCTTTGGTGTCGATGTCGAGGACGTCGGGACCGGGGGTTCCGCAGGCGACGGCGATGTTGGCGGTGGGCCAGCGGTGCCACCAGCGGGTGATGGTGGCGGGGTCGACGGTGGCGTTTTTGAAGCCGTGGGGTGCGGCGGCGGCGAGGGGTTCTTTGCCGAGGGGTCGGCAGGGGAACACGGGCCAGCCGATTTCGGCGTAGGCGAGGGCTGCCTGGCCGAGTGGGGAGAGCTGGGTCACCGCGCACCGTCGCGGAGCGCGTCGAGGATGGCGGTGTGCTGCTGGTCGATGTTGCCGGCGTGGCGGTGGAGGGCGTCGAGTACGTCGGCGATGCGGGTGATGTGCCGTTGGGCGCATTCGTTGGTTGCGTCTTGCCGGCCCTGCTCGTACTCGGTGTTGTGCATTGTGGTGCCCCGTTCGCCGTCGTCGTCTTGGTGCTGGGAGGGGTGGTGCGATGCCGGTGAGTGCCAGGCGGGGAGCCGCGTCGGGGGCCTTCTAGGTCGGTGCCGTGGATATCCACGTGGATATCCACACGCTAACCGATCGCGGATATCCACGCAAGCGGGTCTGCCGGCTGATCGAAGGGTCGACGTTCTTGCGGTGTGGATATCCATCCCGTACGGTTTGGGCGTGATGATGTCCCCGCTGAAGGCGACCCACCGGCCGCACCGCCCCATCCGTATTGAGGAGGAGCTGTGGAAGCCGTTCGGGGAGCTCGCGGGGGTCCGGGACCGAGCTGAGGTCATTCGCCAGTTCGTTGCCTGGTACATCCGTAAGCCCGGAGCGAAACTGCCGCAGCGCCCTGCGGCTCGCCGTGCGGACCCGGCCGACCCCTCCGAATGAGTTACCTCGGGGCAGGCACCGGTCGTACCCGCTGAGCCTCCCGCCGCTCACGCCGACCACCTGCTGGTCTTGCGGTGCCGCGCGCTGACGAGCGCGTCAACGGGGTGCTTCGCGTGGTACCGGGCGACGGCAATCTCGACTGGCCCTTTGACGGCGACCATGAGAAAGATGCCGGCGACGGCTGCTGCGATGAGGGCCCAGTTGTTGGGCTGGTAGTTGTGCAGCAGTTCCTGGGCGATGTGCATGGCGGTGTACGCGGCGAGGAGGTCGGCTGCGGCGATGGGCAGGGGGTGGCCGAAGAGGAGCGCCCCGCCGAGGACCATGAGCGTGGTGGCGGCGAGGGCGAGCGTGGTGGCGGTCATCGCCACACCGACACGGTGGTCTTGGGGTGGTCGACGCAGGCGGCGTGTAGGTCGCGGAGGAACTGCAGGCAGCCGTTGTAATTGCCCCACCCGTTGGCGGGGTTCATGGCGAGGTAGGTGGCTGGGTCTTCTTCCATGCGCCGGATTGCGGGGGCAAGCGCTTCGGCTGCGACGGGTGCGCTGACTCGGTGGAGCGCGGCGAGGTCGGCCCCCGCGTGGCGCCACATGGGTGCGACGTTGGAGGTGCAGTTGCCTTGCCAGATGGTGGTCGGGTCGGGGACAGCTTGGCCGTTGGTGTCGATGCTGGTGCGGCCAGTGTCGATTTCCAGGTAGATGTCGTAGCTCACGCTGCCCACCTGTCCCCGCTGTGCGCGTGGACGTACTGGGCGCCGTGGTGGCTGGTGAGGTGCCACGCGTCGACCTGCGACGCCGGGAGGTACCGGAATCCTGCGGTGTCTTCCATGGCGTTGGCCTCGTCTGCTGGTTGGTTGAGGAATCTCGCGCCGTACGCGTTGGCGTACTGCTGCGCTTCGGCGGGGGTGTCGGGTCGCCACTGGTGGCCCTGGCGGTCGACCATGAGGTTGTTGAACCCGGCCGGGTACGGCTCGGTGGTGCGGTCCATCGGTTTCCCCCGTTGCTGTGGTGGGGCTGGTCAGGCTGCGATGTGGTCGAGTGATCCGCCGAACAAGTCGTCGGGCTGGCTGCCCGATCCGCACTCGGGCGTCGCGGTCCGTGTCGGCAAGGCGTTCGGTCGGGCTGACGTGATGACCCAGAGCCGCCGGTCGACGGGCTCGTATGCGGTGGTGTCGCGTCGCCTGCTCGGCACGTCCCACCCGGGTCGGGCCGGCAGTTTGGCGGCGAGGAGCCACCCGGCCGCGCGGAGGCTGGCGCCGCCTTCGTCGCTTCGGGTGTACGTGACGGCGCGGTGGTATCCGCGGTGCTTGGCCGAACGCCAGCAGGCGCGGTAGAGCATTGAGCAGGCGTTGAATTCGCCTGTGGTCGCGACGCGTGTCACTTCGATCGTCAGGCCGTCGTCGAGGTGGCGGGACACGGGCCGGCCAGCGGTGGCAACGCCGACCAGCGTGTCGTCCTGCGCTGCCCCGATGGCGAAGAGGAACCCAGGCGGCGGCTGGTGGTGGCGGTGCCAAGCGGTGATGAAGTCGAACGCCCGGTCGCGGTAAACGGGCACGACGCGCAGGCTCACGGCTGGCCGCCTGCCTCGTCGTCGCCGCTGGGCGGGTCCGCGACCTGGTCCCAGTTCCCGGCGGCTTTGAGGGTGGCGGCGATGTGGGGCCACTGCTGGCCGAATAGGGCGGCCAGGTCGGTGACCGCCGGGGCCCCGGTCATGCGGCGGCCTGCCACTGCTCTGCCCGCGCTGCCTTCGCGACTTCTTGGCATTTGCGGCTGCAGTAGTCGGACCTGACGTCGCGGCACACGATGAACCGCGGGCATTGGGTGCACCTGCGGGCGGGCTGGCCATAGTCGTCGTAGGGCACGCCGGCCTGGATCATGCCGACGGGTGTGCGGCGCAGCCGGTCCTCGTTGCATTGGGCGAGCACGGGGCACGCCTCGCATGCACGGATGGCTGTGCGGGCGCGGCGGTACTCCTCGGACGCGACGCCGTGGACGGGTCGCGCGGGTGGGGTGAGCCAGTCGTCGGGGCGCTTCGCGCATGCGGCGAGGGTGCGCCAGTCGAGGTCGGTCATGCCGCCGCTCGCAACTGCTCGGCGCGGATCGCGGCGCGGTGCCGGGTGACGGCCCGTTCGCTGATGCCCAACTCGCGGGCGATGGCGGCGGCGCCCTTGTGTTCGCGGTCGAGCGCGGCGATGCGCCGCCGGAACTCGAGGGAGCGGGGCCACGCCTTCGGCGCCTCGGGGCGGACGACCGCCCGTTGGCCGTGGCGCGCGCGCCGCTCGCCCTCGGTGGTGCCGCCCCAGATGCCGCGCTGGTCGGTGGCGACGGCGTACTCGAGGCATACCGCCTTGACGGGGCAGAATCCGCAGAGTGCAACGGCCGGCTGGTGGGTGATCTGCTCGTCTTGGTTGGGGAAGAACTCGCTGGCGGGGACGCCGAGGCAGGTTCGGTCGAGGTTGCCGTACAGCTTGTCGGCGAGCGATTTGATGTTGCTCATTGGGTGTCCTCGGTGCTTGTGGGGTGAGGGGTGAGGGGTGGGGCGCCGTCAGGTGGACGGCGCCCCGTCGAGGTCAGAAGGGGGGTTCCTCGTCGAATCCGGAGGTTGGGCGGCCGGTGGATCCGGCGGCGGACGCCCACGGGTCGTCGGCCGGTGCGCCCCCGCGGATCGAGTCGGACGTCGGCTTGCCGCCGCCGGAACGCTCGAGCTTCTGCACCTTCGCCGTGGCGAACGTCAGGCTCGGCCCGATGGAGTCGATGAGGAGGGACGGCTTGGAGCGCTTCCCGCCGCCGTTCTTGTCCTCCCAGGACTCGGTGACGAGCCGGCCGGTGACGACGATTTCGACGCCGCGCTGAACTGACTCGGCGAGGTTCTCGGCGAGCTGTTTGAACGCGACGGCTTCGACGAAGAAGACCTTGTCGTCTTCGTACTGGCCGGTCGCCTCGTTTTTCTTGCGGGAGTTGAAGGCAAGGTTGACCTTGGCGACGGCCATCCCGGACGGGGCGAAGCGCAGTTCGGGGTCGGCGGTCGCCCGGCCGACGCCGGTGAGGGTGGGCAGGCTCATGAGGGGTTCCTTCGCTTGGTGATGGGTGAGACGTTGCTGGGGGTCGGGGTGGTGGGGGTCGGCGCTGCCGGCGGCCCGCATGCCTTGCAGCGCCAGCCACGGGCGTAGAGCTGGGCGGAGGTGTCGACACACTTGGGTCCGTCCACCGCGCAGTGGCCTTTGCGGACCGGCTGGTGGGTCGGGGCGACCGGCATCGGGGCGGTCATGCCGTCACCCGCCGCTCGAGCACCCCGGCGATGTCGGGCGGGCTGTACAGGTCGGACTTCATGACCTTGCCGTCGGCCCGGTACACCGGCTGGCCGTCGGCGTCGAGCTTGCTCATGTTCGAGCGGTGAACCTCGGCGAGGACGGCGTCGAGGGGGATGCCGTAGCGGGCGGCGATGAGGTCGGCGAGCCGTGCGACCCGGGCCAGCCTGTGCGCTACCGCGGGAACGTTCCGGCTGGTCGTCGCGGCGCAGAGCCGCTGTACGGCGGCCATCATCCGGCTGATCGGCAGGTAGGCATCGGCGTAAGGGAGGGCGTAGGCCACGGCCCGGTCGAGGTCGATGCCGAACTCAAGCGCGGTGCCGTACGCGACGTACACGATGTCGGCCAGCGCATCGGCGATATCAACCAGGTTGCCAGCGAGGACCGCCTCCCCGAGTTCGTCGGACTCTTCCTCGATGAGCGCGTTGCGGAGGGCGGCCCGCTCCGCTGTGACCCCGCCGGGCGGGGGTCCGAGCGGCTGCCCGAACGCGGCGTGGAACTCGCGCACGTCGTCGGCGATGCGGTTCATGACGCCGCCTGCTCGTCATCAGTTGTCCCGGTGACGTTCCAGTCGACGTCGCTGCACCACCAGCACTGCTTGTGACCCGGGATGTCAGCGTCGCCCTCGTACTCCAGCCAGTGGTGCTCGCAGGTCCCCTTCAGGTACTCGCAGAGGTCGGCGCCCATCGCGTGATGTCCCGCGTTGGTGCCGTAGACGGCGAGGAAGCTCTCGATGCGCCAGAGCCAGCGCCTGTCGGGAGGCGTGGGGCAGGGGTTGCCCCTGGAGTCGGTGGTGGTACAAAGCGTCAGCGGGGCGCGGTCAACCCAGGTCGTGCCAGGAACAGCGCGGAAGGTCCCGTCGGCGGTCATCATGAGGCCACCGCCCGCTCAACGGGCTTGGTCCCTGCGATGATCCGCTCACCGTCGATGCCGTACTCCACGAGCCAGTCGGCGATGAACTCACCGGACCCTTCGCCGTTCATGGCGAAGTTGACCCACCGGGCGATCTCGTCGGCCTTGTCGGGGGCGTGTTCGGTGAGGGCGCGGAGACAGGCGACGTAGCCGAAGTAGCCGGACATGCGCCCGAGCAGGAACGCCCATTCGCGGGCCGCGTCCTTGTCGACCCCGGGCGGGGTCTGCAAGTAGTAGTGGCTGCTGATCCGCGCGAGGTCGGCCTGGACTTGGCAGGCGAGGTGGCGGGCCAGCGCGTCGGCGGTGACGGTGCTGTCGTCGTAGGGGGCGACCTGCTTGACGTACTCGTGGGCGGGCTGTGCGAGTTCGGCGCTGTCCATCTCGTATCCTTTCGGTGGTTGTGGCGTCCCGCTGGCTTCGCTGGCTCGGTGGGGCGCCATGGCTTTGCTTGGGGTCAGGCGATGTCTGGGAACTCGAGGAGCGCGAGGATGTCCGACTCGCGGAACCGGCGGTGCCCGCCGGGGGTGCGGATCGACGAGAGCCGCCGGGCTTGGGCCCACCGCGTTACCGTTTTCGCGTCCACGCGCAGGAGGCAGGCAACTTCGTAGGGCGTCATGAGCCGTTCGGTGGTGCGCGGTTCGGTGGTGCTCATTGCTGGTCCCCGTTCGTGGTGGTCTGGTTGGTGGAGCGGCGGTCAGGTGCCGGCGAGTTCGGTGATGGTGACGACGACTTCGCCGAACGGGCAGCGTTTCGGGTCGGTGACCTTCGCGCCGAGCCGCACGAACGGCCCGTCGAGGTATTCGGCGGTGTCGTCGGCGATCAGGCCGTGGCCCGCGGCAACGACGCGCTTCCCGGCGCGCATCTTGTCGATGGGCGGCCCGAGGGCGTCGACGCACGGCTTCACGACGTGGGTGTAGTAGTTGCCCGCGTCTTTACGTCCGTGCGTCGGGAAGCGGAGTTCGAACTCAACTCGCACACGAGGCAGGCACTGGGGGAGCCGCGCGTATCGGGCGTAGGTGAACATCGACTCGCGCCACGTCTTGTGGACGGGTCCGGTCTTGCGCCAGTGCTGGTGCCCGCTGTTGACGGAGAGCATCCGGTCGGGGGCGGGGAACCTCAGCGTCCACACCCGCATGCCGTCGGTGCCCGCCTCGACGGCGAAGCTGACGGGTGCCGTGGTGTCCACGACAGGCTTGGGCCTGCGCTTGACTGGCTTCCTTGGGCCGGCGGCGAGGACCGGGGAGCCAGTCCCCGCCGCCGGTGACACGGTGGCGGTCATGACATGCCGCCGATGATCAGGGCGGAAATGAACAGGCAGCCGACGTGTAGCGCCTGGTCGGCCAAGTACATGCCGTTCATGCCGTTGGATGTCAACTGCGCGAACTCGGCCGAACCGGTCCGTTCCAGATACCACCGCACCGGCCAGCGCCGGTCGATGAACCCGTGCGTGGCGGCGGAGAACAGGAGCGCCACGCCCACGCCGATCCACGACATGCGTACCCCCGCCACGGCGAGCGCGCCGAGGAACGCGGCGAGCGTCAGGTGGTAGCCGGCGAGGTGACCGAGCATGGGCCGCAGCCAGTTCTTCGACTGCGCTTTGCCGAGCGCTTGGGCGTGGGTTTGACCAGTGACGTGGTCCCCGACCTGGTGGCCCGCGTAGAGGGCGGCGAACGCGGCTGCGATCACGGTGGCGGTCATGCTGCACCACCCACGGATGCCCACAGCGGGCAGTTGGTCCGGATGCCGCTACTCAGGTCAATCTCTGCGCTTGCGGCGCAGCGCTCGGGGCTCACGTACCCCACGTCGGGCTCGCTCGTGTCGACAACGTGATGGACGCATGTCCTGCACGCACGGACGCCGGGGTTGCTCCAGCACCGGCCGATATGATCGAGTGCCCGCGCCCGGGTGGAGTGGGACCGGCCACAGTGGGTGCACCGGTAGCGAGTGACCCGGATCTTCTCGGGTTCGATGGTGGCGGTCATGCCGCAGCGCCCGGGCGGGTGTCGACCGGGGTGACGCCGTACGCGTTGCCGTCGAGGTCGGAGCCGGCGTTGACCAGGGCGTCCGCCATCTCGGCCTGATCGAGGCGGTAGCGCGCCTCGTCCAGGGCCATGGCCTTCTCCTGGCCGTACGTCTCGCCGGCCTGGCGGATGGCTTCTGCGGCGTCGCGGCGGTACTCGGCTGCGAGCCCGGTCAGGTTGGTGCTCATGCTGCGATCGCCTTTCCCTTGGTGGTGGTGACGTTCAGCGGCCAGTCGCCGGTGATCCCGTCCGCGCGCTTGATCAGTTCGGCCGCGTCGTCGCGGAGCACCTGCGCCCGTTCGTCGGCACTGAGCGCCTCGTCGCCGGGCGGCTCCGACTCGCCGGCCTGGTCCTGCATCTCGGCGGCCTTGCCGCGCCAGTGGACGGCCAGCGACTCGGCCTGCTCCGCGAACCAACCGACCTGCGCCGTGTGCACTTCGGCGAGGGACATGCGGCCCAGAGCCCGCCACGTGCGGGCGAGGCTGTCCGGGTACTTCCGGTCGGCGTAGAGCTGGCGCAGGTCGGCGTCGGACATCACGGACCGTTCGGCGATGCGGCGCACCACATCCACGGCGGCTAGGGCGTCAGCGGCGGCGTCGTGCGCGTCGACTAGCTCGACGTCGTAGTTCTTGGCGACGTCGGCGAGCTTGCGGGAGCCCGGCCGGTACCGGTCCGTGGCCTTGTCGAGGACGAAGCCGTCGAGGACGGGCCAGATGTCACCGCCGCAGAAGGTGGTCAGCGAACCGAGGCCGTTGCGGGCGCACTCCGCGTCGAGCATCGACAGGTCGAACGCCACGTTGAAACCGACCACGGCGGTGCCGGCGCCCAGCGCGTACCGGATGGCGCCCGCGATCTCCCTGACGCCCTGCTCGGCGGGCATGCCGTGCTCGCGGGCGTGCTCGGTCGTGATGCCGTGCACGGCGGTCGCCTCGGCCGGGATGTCCACGTCAACGGCAATCAGCCACTCCTTGCGGTACTTGACCTCACCGTTCTCCACAATCGCGGCGCAGGCCGACACGATCCTGTCGCCGGCCACGTCCGTGCCGGTCGTCTCCAGGTCGAAGGCGAGGCAGCGGGCGGGCATCCACGGGGCGGTCATGCGTCCGCCCGATCCGAAGCGGCGCGACAGGTGCACTCGCCGTCCACGTTTTCCCGCTGGGGGCACGTGGAGTAATGCCGGGCGCGATCGGCCAACTCGGCGAGGGCAGGCCCGTCAGCCGGCAAGCCCCGTGTCAGCGCCGTGTGCAACGGCGTGCGCTGAATCCATGCCTCCGGGTTCGCCGTTGCGTGGTGGGCATCGTCGAGAAGCTGGTCAGCGGTCCTTTCCGACATGTGGTCGGTGCTGATCAGCAGGTACGTCCCTCGTGCGAACTTCGCGGCGATCCCGGTCGCGTTCCGGACCAGCCAGCGGGAGGCGTTGAACCGCCACGTCTCGTCCATGTCGGCGATGGCGACCATCGGCCGTCCGTTGGGCTTCCACTTCTCGCCCTGCTCAACGTATTCGGCCCACGACATGCCGAGGTTTGCCGGCTTCGGGGTCGCCTCGGCCACCGTCCGGATCGCGCCGGACTCGATCTCGTCCAGCAGTTCCGCCATGGCGCGCCTGTCAACGACGTGACGGCATGGCCTCATGTCGACGCCCTGTGCGCAGCACCCGAACCACTCCGGGGCGGTCGGGTCCTGGCCTCGCGCGGCTTTGCAGGAGGCCAGGCTGGTGCCGCAGCCCTCGCAGGGGGCGGCGTCCCGGATCGCCTGACGGCGGGCCGCGATGACGTCCTTGTCGATGGCCATCATCACTTCACCTGCCCGGCACGCACCGCGGCGAGAAACTCGGCGTACTTGAACCCGGTCGCAACCTCGTCGTCGGACGGGTCGTGGCCCATGTGCGCCCGGTACTTCTCCTCGATGGCCGGCAGGTTCCACTTCAGCGGCTGGGCGGCCCGCATGATCGCGGTCCACACGTCGTCCTTGTTGGGCTCCTCCTCGGCGTCGATAGTCTGTGTGTCCGCGGACTTCGCCGTCGCGGATGCCTCAGCGACCTGGGCGGCCTTGGCCTTCCACGCATCCACCAACTGCGGATCGCGAACACCGGCGGAGCGCATCAGGCCCATCAGCTCGTTCACGGCATTGGTCGTTGTCGCCGCGGCGACGCGCGCCGCCCAATCGACCGTCGGGGCAGACGGCTTGACTTCCGAAGCGGATGGGGAGGGCGCGGCCGGCAGCGCGACGCGCTGCTCCTGCGGCGCCCCGATCGCGGTGCGAACCGCCGCGTCGATCGCCCCACCGAACGCCTGCGCCGGGGTGAACAGGCCGAAGAAGTCCAGCACCGGCACCACGTAGTTGCGGGACTCGACCTTCTCGCCGTCCTTGCCAAAGGTCAGTTTCTTGTCGCCTCGGGCTTCAAGCTTCAACAGCGCCGGGATCGGCTGTGTAGCGGCGGCGATCGACGCGGCCAGGGTGGGCAGCTCCGACGCGGCGTTCCACCCGTGGGCCTCCAACTTCAACGTGCCCATCGACGGGATGTCAGCCAGCATCAGCGACATGCGCGTGGTCGGCTTGCAGTCGTCCTTGGTCCGCTCGAACCGGCCATCCTCCGGGAACGGGCGCTTCGCCGCGGCGTACCGCTGCTGCGCCGCCGCCTCACACAGGCACGGCTGGCCGCGGAGCTTCTCGGCGATCCCGTCACACATCCGCGACCGGTAGCCGTTGCCCCACAGTTCGAAGTTCGGGTCGATGTTCTGCGGCGGCACGAACACCGGGATCTCGGTCGCCCGGGTCACCACCTCGAACTCAGGGCCCGACGGTGACTGCCACGGCTTCACCGTGCCGCCGTACAGGCCGGCAACGGCGTCGATGAGCGCCTTCGACGGCGACGTGATGCGGAACGAGTCGAGCGCGGCCGGGTACTCCTTGTTGTTCTTGGATAGGCGCTTCTCGCCTAGGCGGATGACACCGACCTGGGTCAGGCGACGCTGCAGGGATGCGATGGGCATGGTTGTGGCTCCTGGGGTTCCGATCAGAAGGGAATGTCGGTGGGCTGCTGGTCACGCGCGGCGACGATCAGCGCGAACGGGTCAGGCTTGAGTGGGGCAGGCTCAACATCGGCGGTGACCGGTTGGTCTTTGCGGCCCAATGTGAACGTGTGCGACGACACGGCCGCCGGCCCGCACTCGGAAAGCCAGGTGTACAAACCCAGGGCGTGGAGGAACCCTTGGAACGTCTGCTCCGTGGCCACGGCGAGCCGGGCCGTCACTCCGTCGGGGCGGAGTTGAACGATGACCGCCCCGTCGGTGTCGGGCATGGGGACGTCCACATCAGTGCCTTTGATCCGCACAAGGGGCGCCCACCGGTAGCCGGACAGTTGCAGCGCTTGGTTCGGGTAGAAGCTGGCACCTTCACCCTCACGGGACTTCCAGTCCACGAGAAGGTCGACGGTGCGCTTGTCGCGGCGTACGGCCTTCTGGATCGCCTCGGAGGTCTTGAGGCTCGAGTACTCGCCGTTAAACCGCAGCTGCCGTGCGACGAGCTTGCACGCCGAGTCGGTGGCGCAGGCGTCGAACCGGAGGAGCCCGTCGCAGGTGCCGGCGTACTTCTCGGCCGGGTTGATGACGGTTCCCTCGGCCATCAGGAACGACTCGGGTGTGATGCCGTACTCCTCGACGAATGCGAGGAACGCGGCAACGTACGGCTTGATGTCGTCGTCGTGGGGGCGGATCTCACCGTGCATGGACCACCACTCGGCGACGTCGTGAACGCGCATGCCCTCGTCGGAGCGGCGGGCGGACTCGGCGAAGTGCCGGTCGGCGAGCCACTTCGCGACGCACGCGCGGCAGTCGCCGCACGGGCAGCGCGGGCAGCGGTCTTGCCACCCGTGGGTTTTGCGGCAGCGGCTGTTCGTGTTGTCGCAGGCCTTGACCCGTGATGCGGTGATGACGGTGGGCAGTTCGATGAACGCCGCTTCGGCCGCGAGTTGCGTCTTCCAAATGTCCAGCCCGATCTTCGCGATGGCTTTGAACGCGGTGGTGACGGAGGTGAGTCGGCCGTAGGGCTCGAAGTAGTAAGTGCGGTCCCCGGTCTCCTCGTCGGTGGTGGAGTTGGCCGGGCCTAACCGGGGCGCGGGGTTGAGGTCGAGAGTCATCGCTTGGCCTCCTCGTCCCACGACCAGCGGAGGAACTCGGCGAGGCGGTTGGGTTCGCGCTTCTCAACCCGGCACGGCCGGCCTCGGCGGGCCATTTCGAAACTGGCGGTGGCCGCAGCGCCGACCGGGCCGAAGTCGATGGGGCCGGCGATCGTGTCGAACGTGACGATCAGGTGGGTGCTCATGTCGGCCACCCCGTCCCGGTGGTCTTGTCGACGGGCAGGTCCGCGCCCATGGGGGCGAGGTCGGCGAGGAGCTGGTCGGCTTCCACCTCGTCGAGGCGGTCGCGGTCGGCGAGGCGGGCGGTCGCGGCGCGGAGCAGGTCACCCAGGCCGGTGCGGCGGTGGTGCGATCGGATCTCGTGGGCGGTCACAGCGCACCTCCGGAGGCTTCCTTCAGGGCGGCCTCGGCGGCGACGGCCGTCAGGCTGAACGCGTGGGTCAATTTCGTGCCGGGCTCGTTAGCCACGAAGTCCTCGGCGGTCTTCCGCAGCCGGGCCACGTACTCGACCGCCGCGGCGGGGCTGATGGCGTGGAACTCGCGGACGAGCTCGCGTGCTGTTGCGATCTGGGCGCTGGCGACGGGGCTCAT